GCTGATGCTGCTGCTGCTGCTGCTTATGCTGATGCTGCTGATGCTGCTGCTGCTGCTGCTTATGCTGATGCTGCTGATGCTGCTGCTGCTGCTGCTTATGCTGATGCTGCTGATGCTGCTGCTGCTGCTGCAAGAAAGAATAACCAAATGGAGACTGCCGACATTTGCAGAAAGTATATCGGTGAAGAGATAATCAAACTTGTTAATCAATTGTTATGCTAATAAAAGACATTAAGAACGAAGAAGTAAGAAACCTTGCCATTAAGAGGTGTAGGGAGTATTCAGATAAAAATGCCAAATATACAGATACAGAGATAGGTGAATTAAGATTGTGCGATGTGTACACAATGGATTGGGAGTTTACAGATGAAGGTTATGATTATTGGTGGGGTATAAATTGGGCTGAATCTGGTTCGCTATCGCAAGACTCACAAACCGAATCCCTATCATCCCTCCTATCAGACATAGAAGCACTAAGGGAGAAAGTAATTAAATTGATGAACAAATGAAAACACCACAAGAAAAAGCGAAGGCATTAGTTGAGTCATTCCGTAAGTATGTGATTAACGACATAGACGGAGAAAATGACTTTGTATTCAGTTATGAAGAACAGACCAAAAATGCCAAACAATGTGCATTGATAGCGATTGCCGAAATAGACTCCATATTAGTGAAATCTACCCCTAAAGATGACCCCTATTGTTTTTTAATGTCTATGGACTATTGGCAAGAGGTCAAATCGGAAATTGAAAAACTTTAAATAACATACATCATGGCGACAAAAAAGCGAAACGACTTCATACACCTGCCCCAGCCCAATGATATTTCCATTGGAGTGCTTATCAAAAAAGCGATTGAGAAGGGGCGGATCAATCCTATGCCCGATATAAGGGACACCAAACCCGAACTGACGGTAACGAGAAAACAAATCTGAAACACCTATGGCACTGACAATTAGAAACGGACAATTCGTTGACGAAAGCGGAAACGTGGTCAAGCCTGAGTTTGGGAATCCCGCCCAAGTATCGGCACTGAAGGACAAACTCGGAGAATCTTGGTATAAGTCCAAGAACTTCAATAGGTCTTCCGTAACCGACGAAGAGGAGGAAGAAATCTATGAAGGCGAAATGGAGATGAAGATAGACGAGAAGACTACCTATACCTTCTCATTGAAATTCGTATGCCCGAAATGCAACACCAAAAACACCATCGAATGTGATGATGAATTTGAAGATTGGGAACCTGACAATGATGATGTGGATTCCAATTTTAGAGGGGAAGTGGAATGTAGTCATTGCGACCAAGAGTTTGAATATGTGCATATTAATAGGGAGAAATACACCATATCGTCCAAACCGAAGGAAAAAGAATAAAAATAATTTTGCAATTTAGATTACGTCGTATTACATTTGTCAACCAATGGTGAAAGTATTTCGATTGCTCGATATTGTGGAATGCAGGTCTTTCAAGGTGGACGGACTATGGTTCAGGGGAGTGGTGATAGGAAGGCAGGAAACCAAGAAAGGATGGAAATACGAGGTCTATACCAATAAGGGAGGAATACATGAGGTGGTGGAACGTATGGACGAGGATCTCAGACCCATTGCCAAAAGCAGGTACAAGTGGGTCATAATTTATAGACGGATTTAAACTTTAGAAACAATAATTTAATCAACATGAATAACGAAACAGAACCAATCAAAGCACCTGAGATTCTCAGCGTGGAATCAATCAACGGGCTATCGACCATCACGAGAAATCAGATTCTCGAAGCATTCCAACCCTTCGCGGCACAATTCGACGAATGGGAAGCCAAAGCAAATCAAATCCAAGTAACCGACGTATCACAGACCGACCTCATGAAGGCGGCAAGGGAGTCAAGACTCGCATTGGTTAAGGTCAGGACAAGTGCCGACAAGGTGCGTAAGGAACTCAAAGCCGATGCCACCCTATATAACAAGGTAGTCCAGGACATCTACAACAAGTTTGAAGCGAAGATTTCCGCAATCGAGGAACACCTCGAAAAGCAGGAGAAATTCAAGGAACTTATCGAAGCACAGGAAAGACAGGCTAAGATTGCCCAAAGAATGGATATTGTAAAGGACTTTCCTGCCGTTACAAGCGAAATGGTCATCAACCTATCGGATGAAATGTTCGAGACCTTCGTAGGCGGACTGAAAGCACAGAAGGAAGCAGCCGAGAAAGCGGAACAGGAAAGGATTGCACAGGAGAAGCGTGAGCAGGAAATAAGAAACATCCATGCCGGTAGGAAGGAGATTCTCATGGCGGAAGGATTATGGCAGCACATGAGCGATGAAAGCAAGGAACAGAACTTCGGAACCCTTACGAACGACGAATGGAACACCTTTGTAAAGGTAGTGGAAAGCGTCAAGGCGACCTATGAAGCCGAGCAGGAGAAAGTGAGACTTGAGAACGAGAGATTGAAGAAGGAGGCAGAAGAAGCCGAAACCAAGCGTATTGAACAGGCACGTCAGAGAACAATCAGAACGAGTCAGTTGAGCCAGTGCGGATATACCCACCATAGCGATGTGGCGGAACTTACGGAAAGCGAGTTTGAAACACTCCTTGCCGATAGGAAGGCAATCTACGAAGCGAAGGAACAAGAACGTCTTGCGTTGGAGAAAGCGGCAGCAGATAAGGCGGAAGCGGAACGTATCGAGCGAGAGAAAGTTGAAGCGGAGAATAAGCGACTTGCCGACGAACTCGCTCAGAAACAGAAAGAGGAGTCCGAACGTAAGGCGGAAGCCGACAGATTGGAGAAAGCACGTATCGCAGCAGAGAAGAAGGCACAGAAGGCACCTGACGCCATTAAGGTCAAGGAAGCGATACAATCCCTGTCAATGCCCGAACTATCCCTTAAAAGCGAGGAATCGGTTAAAGCCTATGCCGAAATAACCTCAAAGTTCGAGTCATTCAAATCATGGGCTAATCAGATCGCAGAAAATATCTAATAAATGACAACAGAAAACAACGAAGAAATAGTAATACCCACTCAGGAGATTGGAATTTACGAACAACAAGACCGAGCAATGATTGACGTTCAGATTGCAACGGCAAAGAACTTTCCACGCAATATCAAGAAGTCCACAGAGAACGCAATAGCGATAGTAACCCTTGATGCGGAAACCGCAAAAACATGTACATATTCGGTTCCACGTGGAGGTAAACCCATAACGGGACCATCCGTACACCTTGCCAAGATACTCGCTCAGGTGTGGGGAAATCTCAGGGTAGATGCAAAGGTCGTGTCAATAGACGACAGGCAGGTCACATCGGAAGCGGTGTGTTTCGACCTTGAGAACAACCTTGCCATCAAGACTCAGGTGAAGCGTTCGATAGTGGGTAAGACGGGAAGGTTCACAGACGATATGATTACCGTCACAGGCAATGCGGCAAACTCGATAGCATTGAGAAACGCAGTCCTATCCGTAATACCGAGACCCGTTGTTGATAAGGTGTATAATGCTGCAAAGGCAACCCTCACGGGTGACGTATCGGATGAAACCAAACTGATTGCCAAGAGGACTCAGGTTCTCAACGGACTCAAGGATACCTACTCGGTAAAGGAAGAGGACATTCTGTTTGCAATAGGCAAGGCGTCGGTATCCCATATCACTGCAGACGACCTCGTTGTGCTGATAGGAATAGGGACCGCCATCAAGGATGGTGACGTGACCGTCGAACAGGCTTTCAAGTCAAAGACCAAGCCTAAGACAAAGGAAGAGATTGAAACCGACAGAATACTCGCACTTCTTGCAAAACAGAAAGATGTAGAGTCCGTGAACAAACTCATGGAACAACACCCATCGGTAGATAAGGCGCACTTTGAGAAGAAAATCGAGGAACTCACCAATGGAAGCAAATAACATTCTTTTCAGAGCCTCCTCGATGGGCAAGATAATGACCGGAGTGAAGAAGAAATGGTCCGTCGAGGATTCTCTGACCTGCAAGAGGGAACTTGTGGCACTTATGCGTCAGTACAAGTACGGCAGAAGACCAAAGATTGCCAATAAGTACACCAAGAAGGGTAATATTGCCGAGGAGTCGAGCATAACATTGTACACGATCGTAAAGGGCAGATTCTACCGCAAGAACGAGGAAAGAAGGGAGAATGAGTATTTTAGCGGAGAATGTGATTTGTTCGACGGAGAGACGTTCTTTGACTCGAATGAGATAGTGGATACCAAGTCCTCATGGTCGATGGCGACATTTCCTTCATTCCTTGACGAGGAAACCGACGACGACTATATGTATCAGGGATTGGTGTATATGGCATTATCGAAGGCGACCAAGCACATCGTGGCACATTGCCTCGTAAACACCCCCGCAACCCTTCTGATGGATGAGAAATACAGACTCAAGAAGAAGCATGAGATAATCGACATAGAGACTCCCGAATACATCGAGGATTGCAAGGAACTTGAGAAGGAGAGCATATTCGACATGGGATTGTTCCTAAAGGACTATCCATGGTTTGAACTGCATACCCCTATGGAAGAATGGGATTATGACATTCCAGAGGCGAAGAGGGTGCATGAGGTTGAGGTATTCAGGGATGAGGCGAAGATTGAGGGCATGATAGACAGAATCAAGGAGTGCAGGGATTGGATGAACAGAAATTGGCACAGAATTTAAACCTATTTAAACTTTAATAAAAAATGAAACAACCGAACGAGGAACTAATCAGACAGGCGGGCGAGCATCCGTTCTTTCTGTATCTTGCATCAGGTCTTGTACTGCATGTAGTTATGGGAGTGGTGGCACAATGTGCAGGGCCGAGACTTTACCGATTCTTTGAAAGGAGGGGGAAGGTATGAACTGGTATATAGGACAAGAGATAGTTTGCATTAAGTCACATTCTAATTTGGCTGTGATAAAAGGTAAAATATATACAATAAATGGTATAGTTAAACCATGTTGTGATGTTTTATTAGATGTAGGCATTACAATACATACCCCATTGGTGCAATGTTCGATATGCAAAGGACTGAGGTATGCAAACGGGGATGAATGGTATTTAAGCGAATCATTATTCGCCCCACTGATGGACATTTCAGAACTTACCGAAATATTGGAAAGGAAGGAGGAGAAGGTATGACCATACTGCTACTTATAGGACTCTACTATATCATAGGACTCGAATGCACCTTCCAATACTACAAACGTGCGAACAAACTCGAGCAAGGGAGATATAGCGAGATTCGGGCGAACATAATTGATCCGTTCAAGATGCCCCTACAATGGAGTGCGACTTTCGGATATGGTGCGTACCTTGTGGTCAAGAACCTTATTTCAAGGGCGAAATCTTGGTATCGTAGGAGACTCGACTTGTACTACGGAAGGATAAATAGTTATAGGATTAAATATTAAAATACGACAATATGCACGACCCAAAATCAGTCGCCTTTGACATATACTTAGGCAGAAAAAAGAAAAAGAACGGACACTACAAATCCCCATTCATAACCATTTGGCATAACGACCCTGAAACAGACGGAACAGATGATAGTTGCGGATGGTTCATAAGACTCCGACATACAGATAAGCGTATTTATGAGATGATTGTAAAGGAATTTAATATGGAGTGGGATAGCGTACACATCGGGGAAAATGGGTTTGAATACAATTGTGGATGGTTCAATAAGTACGGAGAAAATGTAATGTCGGTTCAAGGCATCGTGTTTAATATGTATCTTTATGCTTCAAAGATAGTGTTCAATCCGTTTGACAAAATATCCCCATCAAAGGCATGGGATAAGTCATGGAAGTTCATGCGTAAGCATAGGGATGAAATTACATATTTTGCCGAGAACAACAGGGATAGCATCAGAGATGTGATTGTCCGTAAGTTTCAAATAGGATGCAATGTATCATACACCAAAGAAAAGAGAGATGAAATGATAAGAGAGTGTGCCGAAATAGTTTATACCGATATATTGAGAAAATTAAGAAAATGGTATCAGCATCCGAAGTGGCACATCCATCATTGGTCAATTCAGTTCCACCCATACCAGAGAATGAGAAGAAGATACTTTGATAAATGCAGCGTTTGCGGCAAGAGAGGGTTCAAGGGATCAGCAATGTCCGATTGGGGCGGTACGCATATATGGCACGAAGAGTGCGATAATTCAAGTAAAATGCCAAATACACCCAACCAATGAGCGAACCGATCAGAAACTACATATCACGTGCAGGGAATGAGGAATTGGCGGCAATAGTAGGAAGGGTATCGAGGGAATTGAGCAAGGAGGGGGAATTGCAGCACGAACTAACGGAAGCGAGAAAACGCATTACAGACCTTGAGAGAGTCTTAAACGATTGCAGACAGGATTACCTATATCTTCTGTCCATAAAGTCCGTCAGAAGCAAAAGAATACAGCAAATTGAGGAAGTTTTAAATATTAAATAACATGAGCATGAATAGAGAAATAAAATTCAGGATGTGGACGGGCAGTAAAATGATTTATGACACCCATAATGTAATAGAGTGCTTGAAGCAGCAAATAGAACACAATAATGGCGATAAATATGGGTATGACCATGTAGGGTTGCATAATTCATCATTCATGCAATACACGGGATTTCGTGACAAGATTGGGGTCGATATATATGAAGGTGATATTGTTAAAGTTTCTGACCCGTACAATATTGATGGGGCGGAAATTGTTTTCTCGCACGAGTATCTTGGAGGATGGGTTATTACAAACAGTAAAAACAATTTGAATTTAGGCACAAGGCAACATTATATTAAAGTCATAGGTAACATTTACGAAAATCCCGAACTATTGCAATGAAAGAATCAATCTTAGACAAAATCCAAATAGCGATAAATAGCGTCGGTCTATATGCTCTCATAATCACCATTATGGGTTGGGTAAATCCGCTCAATATCCTCGTATCCTTCATCCCTCTCGTGATAATACAGATATGGGTATCGTTTAAACGAATCAATCAGTTTAACGACTACAAACAATAACACTTTAAAAATCAACAAACAACACAATGACACAATTATCTTTAGAAATAAATGATTGCGAACACGAATTTATTCCTTACATTTGTGACGCTGTTTCAGATGAAAACTTATTTAAAAATCTTCCGCATCGCTCACATCGCCACATTAGACAAATCTTTTGTCGCCATCTGGACAGCCTTTGTGTTCGGTGCGGTCTTTTTTTATCAATGAACAAAGACACCTTTATTCTCTACAAATCTTTTTACAACCCTATTAAAATTTTATCCGACGAAGACATGGGTAAATTATTTAGGGCAATTATGGAGTATCAGATTGACGGAACGGAACCCGCAACTGACTCCCCTATCTACATGCCATTTGCCTTCATGAAGAATCAATTTCGTGTTGACCGAGAGAAATACGACAAGATTATCGCTCAGAATCAGACAAATGGATTAAAAGGAGGAAGACCTAAAACCCAAAATAACCCAACAAAACCGAATGGTTATTCCAATAACCCTAATGATAATGATAATGGTATTGATAATGTAAATGTAAATGACAATGCTTTATCATTCGACAGATTTTGGGATTTATATGATAAGAAAGTAGGTGACAAGGTTAAGATTGAAGCAAAATTCAACAACTTGCCAAAGTCTGATATTGAAAAGATATTTCAACACGTACCTAAATACAAGTTGGCACAACCCGATAAGAAGTTTCGCAAAGACCCTTCTACATATCTTAACAACAAGTCGTGGAATGATGAAATAATAAGTCAGTCCCCTTTGTCAATGTCCCCTATCTTTACAAGACCCGTGCAGGACACCATATACCCCAACCTTGATAACATACCCCAAGATTGAGCGAAATAATCCCCATACAGGCACTTGAATCAGGATACCTGCCACCACAGGCACTCGATGCCGAAGAAGCGGTATTGGGTGCGATAATGATTGAGAAGGATATTCTCGAACGTACCTCGATGATACGTGGAGACTACTTCTACATGGATGCCCACAGACTCATATACGAAGCGTGCGTGTCACTATCGAACACCAATCAGCCCATAGACATGATTACCGTTTCCGAGCAACTCAAGAAGTCAAACCATCTCGACCTCATAGGCGGTGCGTTCTATCTTGCCAAACTCACCCAAAAGGTGTCAAGTACCGCTAACATAGAATACCATTGTGCCATCATATACGAAAAATGGGCATTGAGAGAACTTATAGTCAGGTGTTCCGACGTGGTGCGTGAATGTTACCGAGATAAAGCCGACGTATTCGCAGTCAAGAACGACCTCAATATCGCACTCGACAGGATTTCCGTCGAACAAGGGAAGGAAGCGGTGCATATCGAACCCGTAATCAAACGACGGATCAAGGAGATTGACGACGCACAGAACAAGAAGATACACATTACCGGCATAGACACGGGATACCACGAACTCAACAAGGTAATTCCGGGTTGGCAGAAGGGTAACATGATAATATTGGCGGGAAGGCCAGGAGGGGGCAAATCGACCGCAGCACTGAATTTTGCTAACAATGCTGCATCAAAAGGGATTCCCGTGGGGATATTCTCACTTGAAATGACGGAGAACGAACTTGCCAACAATCTGTTAGGAATAAGGGCGGGAGTGAATAAACTGAATATCACCAAGAACAACCTTACGGAAGATAATTGGAGATTCATTCAGGAGACGACCTATGACGTGCCTATCTATGTGGATGACACTTCGGGATTGTCGGTAGCCCAATTCAAGGCTAAGGCACGGAAGATGAAGAAGATGTACGGAGTTCAGATGATAATAGTGGACTACCTTCAGTTGATGAAGGCGGGAACTAAGGTGGGCAACAGGGAGCAGGAGATATCCTTCATAAGCCAATCCATAAAGAACACGGCAAAGGAATTGGATATGCCGATAATAGCACTTGCTCAGTTAAGCAGGGATGTGGAGAAAAGAGGAGCTAACTCCAAGCCGATGCTAAGTGACCTCAGAGAATCAGGTTCACTCGAGCAGGACGCCAACCTCGTGATATTTATTTACGACGAGAATGCACAGGACAAATCGGATCTAAACCCCGTCATAGAACTGATAATAGCGAAGAATAGGGGAGGAATGGTTGGAGGCAGAAAGTTCACGTTCCACAAACTGACGGGTATATTTACGGAATACATAGAATACGGACAACAATAAATGAATAATATCAAACAATACACCGACGAGAAACTATTCGGGATGGGAATGTGGAACTGCCTTGAGTGCGGACACATTAACTCCGTTGACCACCACAGATGCGACAAGTGCCTTCAGGACAAGTTCATAATGACCGAAAACCGACTCCCGAGATGGAAGGATGCCAAGTTCATGAACGAACTTCCCGAACTCCCCGAGTCAAAGTACATAACCCCTATGGAGTATTCCAATGGTGCGGCAAAGAAGGTTTACGACCTATCCACGGGAAAGACGTACCGCTCGATGATGGAAGCGTCCCAACAGATGGGAGTTTCATACGGAGTCATATATAGTCAGCTCGTAAGGAGAAAAAACCACGATTCAACACTTATATTTGTAAAGTAAAACAACAATCCAATGACCAACCAAAGACCACCTACCGACGACCTTCAGAAAGGCGAACACGACCTTGACGTGACACTTCCGAACAAGAACCACGAATCTCCCGAAGAGAACTTTCAGACATCCGCACCTCCCACATTCAGGGTATGGTGGGTTGATAGCGAAGGTTCCGACCGAGAGACAAGACTTACCGCAGACAATGAGGATAAGGCGAGAAGCAATATTTCTTCATTGGAGAATTTCGTCTATATAGTTTCATGCACCAAGATTGATAGGTTTTGAGATATGACCGAAGAGAACATATACGACGACTGCAATTGGAAGAATAAACAATTGACAACTTCCGTTCAGATAAACGGGGCATGGTATGACTTGAATTATATGGATTTTGAACATAGACAGATGAAGCATATAAGTGAAGGTATGAAAAATCTTGTATTCAATGATTTCTTTAATTTCGGTGAAGCCTTGGTGCATCTTGGGGAGGAAGGTATAAGAAGGGTAGACCCAATTAGCCAAGAAGGGCATATTGCTTTTGAGCGCGCCAAGGAACAATCCGCCTTTGAGAAGTGGGGAGAAGGACTTGAGTGGGGGATACCACCGAAAACAAAACAATCCGACGAATGCTCGGGTGACTTAATACTGCCATGATGAACGATATACTATTTTTATTGCCATTTGTCATTGTCCTTCTATTGATAAGGGCGACACACAAAGCGGAGAACCCTCCGTACAAACCCTCGGATACCCCTGATTGGAGACCATTATATACCCGAGATGAACTTCTATTTATGGCAGGTACTCGAGATTATATGAAGGATGCTGAGACAGAAGAAGAGGGATTTGAAATGATATGGCAAGCCGAACATGGTAGTGATAGTTTCGCCACCCAATGCCTTGATGATGACCAATACATCTATTATAAAATATACGATGATGCCAATTGGAAAGAATTGTATCGAAAGTATAAACCTAATGCTTATGTAATAAGAGGGGATAACCCTAATATAATATTCCATGGAGGTTGTTTAGGGTGTAAGTCTCAAAGACTGCATGGTATTGATAGGTGCAAGGGGTGCACATATTTCAGATGTAGAGGCGGGGATGATTTGCATATTAAAGGCGAGGACGCTGACACGATAGATGATTGGGATGAATTTATAGGAGGCATTAAATCATGACAAGAAGACAATTCAGAAATATGTATAAGGAGTGGGGGATATTATTTATGTACTCATTTGCCTTCGTCAGCATATTGTACGCATTAGATATTATCTCTCTGAGTGTTCTGTATGCGATTGACATTGTATTGGTCGGCATACACACTTACATCGCTCACCTCGACACAACTTGGAACCACAACTTTTTATCAAGAAAGAAATTATGAAACCATCAGAATATTATAACGAATATTTCAGGATAAAGACAAAAGATGGCTTGGTTAAACCAAAGCCTTTATCAAAACAGGAGTCTATTATAATGGACTTGGCCTACGAAATGGGCGTGCCTCCATACTTATACATGAAAGGCAGGGGAGGCAATCGACTTGTTGTGAACCCTCAAGTAAAAGAAAATCTGCCATGATAGACAACAACCATTTCGACCATGAATCCGCACTCGACGAATCAAGCCGTTACGACGGATTTCCCGACCCTCCGAGTTGGTTGGACCTATTCATTGCAATAGCGATACTCTCATTCATAATCTATCTCGCAACTTCGGCATGACTGACTCAGTATTCATAAAGGCTGTCTACGAAACAGACCAAGACACGGGAGAGAAGAAATACGACACCCTCGAGTTCATCCAATGGGCGCAACGTATCACTCCCGTGCCCGAACTCGTTCCTATAATGACCACCGACGGAATAATAACACGATACGAGCAGACCGTCAAGCACCTCCCCGAAACACTCGCACTATGCAAGGACAAGAGCGGTCAGGTAGTCTATGTATATCCCGATACCATTATTTTTGAAGGATGAAGGAAATATTCGCTGCAGACCTTCTCGTTCAGGAACCTAAGTCACAACCCAAATGGATAAGACTCATTCCTTTCAAAGATACCGATTCAGATACCTTCTTCAATCCTCGATACGTCAAATCACCCGCAAAAATTATCCAGGTCGTCAAACATAAGAGTCTCGGATTCGATTGCGAACCTTAAGCGTACCGGAGATTGGTTTTATTTGGGCGCGACCCATTTAGCCATGATGCCATAGTCCCATGCCTTACTCCATGAGCAATACCCGCTTCTCTCGCTGATTCATAAAATACCCCATTATCTAAATTAACCACATACTTTGCAGTACCAAGACCTCTTCTTCCGTTATTATTGAGCCTCTTATATAAATCACCCCTATCTACTAACCCGATGGATATTGCATGTATTTGGTTTTCTGAATTTGTGCACCATTCTAAGTTGTCGATAGAATTGTTTAATCTATTGCCGTCTATATGGTTTATCATAGGATGGTTGTTAGGATTATCAATGAATGCCCCTGCTATTAACCTATGTAAATAAACCAGTTTTTTTCTATTCCCATCCCTTAATAACACTTTCATGTATTTATTGTTTAGGTAATTATATACTTGTTTAACCCAAAATTTTGTGTATATTTGTAGTGTCAATTAGGACATAGAATATGAAAAAAGATAGCAAAAACCTGAATTTCAATAGTTTAATGCAAGTTATGAATTATTTCTCTGATGAGAAAGTTTGCCTTGAACACCTAAAACAAATGCGTTGGAAAGATGGTATTTATTGCCCTCATTGTGGAAATGAGAAAGTTTACGCATTTTCAGATGGAAAAAGGTTTAAATGCAAAGATTGTCGTAAACAATTTACTGCTAAGGTTGGTAGCATTTTCGAGGGTACTAAAATTTCACTTCAAAAATGGTTTGTTGCTATCTATCTAATAACCTCACACAAAAAAGGTATCAGTTCTTTGCAGTTAGGCAAAGATTTGGATGTAACACAAAAAACCGCTTGGTTTATGCTTCATAGATTACGCCACGCAAGTAGAACAAAGGCTTTCAATGCTCCTTTGAAAAATATCGTTGAGGCTGATGAAACATACATTGGTGGCAAAGAAAAGAACAAACATAGATCTAAGAAAACTGAAAATACACAAGGTAGAAGCACAAAGACTAAAACTCCAGTCCTTGCAGTTGTAGAAAGAAAAGGAATTGTAAAGGTTCAAAAATCTGATTCAGTCGATAGCAAAGCAATAGGTAATTTTATTACTAACAATGTGGTTTTAGGAACAAAACTAATGACCGATGAGTATAGGGTTTATAATTCAGTAAAATGGCTTTACAATCACCAAATAGTAAAACATGGACATGGTGAGTATGTAAAAGGTGAAGTTCACACTAACACCGCAGAGGGTTTTTTCTCGCTTTTAAAACGTGGTATTATAGGAATTTACCATTTCGTAAGTCCTAAACACCTTAACAACTATTTGAATGAATTTGCGTTTAGATATAATACAAGAGAAATATCACAAGAAAATAGGTTTAATTTGCTACTGAATAGTTGCGATGGAAAACGAATCAAATATCAACAACTAATCGCTAACGCATAATGTCAAAACAAACATCAAACCCAAAAAAACACGATCCTGCATTCAGCCTTGATATGCCATTTTCGGAAGCACTTGAAAGGTTTTCAAATGTGAATACAAAGGACTTGTCTGATATACCAGAAGATGAAGAGCAAGGAGATAAAGCAACCCCCTTTTTAAAATGGGTTGGCGGTAAGCGCAGTATAATGCACGAACTGACATCAAGATTACCCGAACACTTTAATACATATTGGGAGGGCTTTGTTGGTGGAGGTGCATTGTTTTTTGAATTGCAATCAAAACTAAATAATGCTGTTTTAAATGATGCTAATATGGACTTGATTTTAACTTACAAGGTCATTCAAAAGGACGTTGAAAAGTTGATTGAAATTCTTGAAAAACATCAAGCAAAACACAATGAAGTATATTATTATCATATTCGTTCACAGCACAATTTAGAAGACCCTATTGAAATTGCAGCACGAATGATATATTTGAATAAGACTTGTTTTAATGGTTTATATCGTGTCAATTCAAAAGGTGAATTTAATGTGCCTATGGGTAAATATGTAAATCCTGGAATTTGCCAAAAGGACAATCTTTTGCTTTGTAATAAAGCATTGCAGAATGTAGATGTTAGATATGGTGATTATTCAAAACTAAGTCCGCAAAATGGCGATTTCATTTATTTTGATCCCCCATATCACCCTACTACTGATACATCATTTACAAAGTATGCAGTTGATGGATTTACAGAACAAAACCAAAGGGAACTTTCTGAGTTTTGCAAGTCACTTCATAAAAAAGGAGTGAAAATAATGGTTTCAAATAGCAATACACCTTTCATAAGAGATTTATATAAGGGTAATATGTTCAAAATTTCTATTGTAAATGCTCCAAGACTTGTAAATTGCAAACCAAATGGTAGAAATGCCGTTGAAGAGGTTTTAATTACAAACTACTAATGAAAGAAAAGAACCAGTCAAATTACACGGGGACACGATTAGAAAAGTTCATTGAAGACAGATTAATTGAAAAGGAATATCAGTATGTTCCAAGAGATAAATTCAAGGTTGCAACTTATCTTAATCAGCCAATTTATTCAAGGCAATTTCATATAGGAGCAAGTATATACGGAACTCCAATGTATTGTGATTTCGTTTTGTTTCATCCTGAAAAATGGGTAAATTGTTTGATTATAGAAAGTAAGTGGCAACAGAGTGGCGGATCGGTCGATGAAAAGTTTCCATACTTTGTATTGAATATTCAACAGAAACACCCTCACCAAGTAATAGTGCTTTTAGATGGTGGAGGTTATAAGCAATCTGCTGAAATATGGCTTAGAGGTCAAGTAGGCAACAATTTATTGAAGGTTTTTAATATGGGAGAATTTCAAAAATGGGCAAATCAAGGAAATATTTAGGTTAATCTTGTATATAGTTACCATTGTTTAAATAAGGAGTCATTAGCACCCCTTTTTTCATTTGAGTTAAATTTCCTTTTGACCTTACTCTTCTATCACGAGATTTAACCCTACCCAAATTAGATACTTCGTACAGACCTTCATAGCCTACTACTGGACGCCATTCTTCGCCCTCTAAATTAACTATATTCATACTGCAAGTATAACAAAAAACCCCTGCTTTCGCAAGGGTTCTCTGAATGAATATAGAAAATAAAAGGATACTTACACGAGTCTTGCGATTGTTGCAGAGGAGGCTGCGAATGTAATTCTGAATACCGCTAACTCTGTACTTGCGACGGTCATGTCAGTACCACCTGTCAACGCACTTGCTGCAGTGATATTCGCACCTGGAGTAATTGTCACGGTGTTTGCGCCGCCAACATTATTTAAAACCCAATCATAAGTAGCACCTGCTTCAGCACCAAGCTCTGCAGATATCTGTGCAAATGTACGGGTTGTGATTGTTGTGGCTGCGGCTGACGTGGTTACGACATATCCCTTGGCCAAATCTCCCTCAGCCATCGTTGCGGTGGCAGGGATTGATACAGCGACCCTATTGGTCAATGCAGGACTTGCGCCGTTTACAAGTGCTTCGATTTCAGTTACGGTTTCACTCACATAGTAGACGAAATAACTTCCACCGGCAGGTCCCGAGCGATGATATTCTATTTTAGAGTTTGCGCCTGACACGGTAGTATCGGCAGTCAGAAGGTTGAACCAAAAAGAGTTCAATGAAAGCACGGATGGAGTGTCAAGCAATTTTGTGCCTGATTGCACTACGGTTAATGAAATTTGTGACATGATGTTTGTTTGTTTTTAAATTAAGTTAAATTAAATAATGTGTCAAAAATAGGAATAAAAACGATACGTTGTTAACACCTATCGAGTGACCATCCGTTGAGTTTTGCTTCGATTGGATTGAGTTCGATATGGTGGTGGCAGTTGTGGCAGACCGCGAGGAAGTATCGGTTGTCTGTGAGAAGTTCGCCTATTCTACCTTTCTTGTGATGGATCTGAACCGACTCCCTTGTGCATCCTGCTATCTTTGCCTGGCAGAGAGGGTGTCTTGAGAGGAACTCCTCCCTAACCGCCTTGTAGACCTTCAGGTTCTCAGCGAGTTTCTCCGATATGGGATTGATTCTTTTGGGTTTCTTGTCGGTTCTATATCCTTGGTGCCAACGGCAGAATCCGTGGGAGAATATCGGGTTGGTACACCCTTCGTGCTGACATTGCTTAGGCATTACCGATATTCTTCTCTTAACACTTCTTTGGTTTTTGTTGTCCCATGCAGTTCCAATACTTTTTCAAAGATTGATTCCGCTTGTTCTTTATTGTGAGATACGCTATTGGATACATAGCGACCATTTACCTCTGTATGATAGGAAGTATCCCAACTATTCGCACTTTTGAGTTCAACCGTTTTAATAAAACTGATTTTCTTTTTGACTCTCCTTTTAAATATATTCATTTTGCGAATGTATTACAAATGTATATAATGTCCAAATTTATTTTATAAGCAAAAAGACCCTACAAATCAATGAGGGTCTTTCTACAAACTTTAAAAACTGAATACAATGAGAATGCGAATGTATGTAATTATTTCTTTCTGGACAACCATTTTTTTACGACGGTTCCTGCCGTGTCCAATAATCCCTTGAAATTGCTCGGTATCCACTCCACTATCACGTCTCCTGCGAGGACTCCCACTCCTACCGCTATTATCCTTATGTTCTGCTGAAGGGTTGCGGTGCCGAAAAATGCAAGTACTCCACCTATGAGTGCATAGAGGATATTGGCGACGAGCTGACTGCGTGTGAGCTTCTTCCGTGTTGCCACATGGCTTATCTTGGCAGCGATCAATATGATGAACCATGTAATGATGCCTAAGTATGAAGACAGTATTTCAAAGTATTTATCGGTCATCTTCATCTTTCTTGCATCTGTGCCAAATATCTCTTATAATATATAGGCTCATTGCTGCGAAGAAAAGATATGCCATTGCGTTGAACCAAAACATCTTGTGGTGGAATCCGAACACGTCGGAAATGAAGTTGATTCCGCAATATACCATTACCGCCGTAGCCATCCCCGCATCACGTGAATCCTTGAAGTATGAGTAGGAGATGAACGAGAACGCCATCATCTGTGCCGCCTTGGTTATGAAATACGTGTACCATTGTGCATCGACCGCCTTTGCAGGTAGAAGATAGTACATGATAAGGTAACATAGCATTGCCGAAGGTATGATACACATGAGCAATATGGAATTGATTTTCCGTGCATTGGTGACACCGAAACAATTGTACTTGTGCCAAATGTCCCTTACTATCAGATTCCACATAAACTTTCTCAGTTGATTGCCCATGTCAGATTATCTGCCTGTCGGTGAATAAGGTGGATGTGGAGACGGTTTTACATCAATCGCGATCAATTGGTTAGCGGCATTATCCACTATGACGAATTGTTCTGGAGTCAAGTCCTGCTCGACCCAATTGTATCCATCCTCCCAAGCGACGGTCGGTTCTTCGTATGTTGCGTTGGTTGTATCGAGTTCAGGAAACTCATTCACCAAGTCTGTTTCTTTGGTCGGTTGCCACCAGATGATGTATTGTTGCATGATTTATAGGGTTTTAAATTGTTTGATTTTGCAAATATAGGATTATTTCGGTTTGATTTTAACGTCTTCCTTGTCAGGTTTCGTATTGTCGTTCTTGTATTTCAGTTTGTAGGCGTCAATATCCTCCCACTTGTCGAGTTTCTCATCCCAAACGTATTCCTTGTTGTCTTTGGGAACTTCCTTTGAGGACTTCCACTTGAGGGTCTTTTCGTCAAGAACCCATTGCTTATATGGTTTGGCAGGAATGAACCTATCGGATTTCTCATCATAAAGACCTCCTACCATCCCGACTTTGGTATCGGTATTCTCAATCGCCTTTACGTCGGTGTTCCTCCTTGCGTATTTGGTAATGAATCTTTCGGATGCGACTATTACGTTCACAATATCACCATCCTTCACTATGCAGTATGTTTTTGCCATTATGGGGTTGAATCTTGAAACTGATACCTTATGATTACCACTCCTGAACCGCCTACTCCTCCGATATTGGTTCCTCCCGTGTTCGCACCGGCACCGCCACCGCCTCCGAGTCCGTCTGTTCCTGCAGTCCCGTTAAGAGTGGATGAACTGCCTCCTGCTCCACCACCACCCGTTCCACCCGTTCCTGCCGTGGCGTTATTGTATGTTCCACCACCACCACCACCACCGTATGTTACGGCACTTCCCGTGATGGAGTTTGAAACACCATTTCCGCCATTACCTCCCGAGCCTCCTGAATGAGATGAACCGACCGCACCACCACCACCGCCACCGCAACCTCCGCCACCTCCTATATTAGGACCTCCGTTGTTGCCCTGACCGACCGTGCCCGTTCCTGCAGGGGATGTATAACACCCTCCACCGCCTGAACCTCCGTTCCCTCCTACGATTCCAAACCTTGAACCACCACCACCACCTATTGCAGTGTTGCTATTGAATGTTGAATTACCTCCTGGACCTCCTTGTCCTGATGGCGCGTTTGAGAATAATGTAGCGGTACCTCCTGCACCAACTACGACGGGGTATGTACCTGAACCGCCGAGTATTTCCGATGCGAGATGAAGTACTCCACCCGCACCTCCTCCACCTGCAGATGTTGATGAGTTCGGAGAACCACCACCACCACCACCTGCAACAAGCAATACCTCGACTTCTCCCGTGCTTCCCAAATTGGAAACAATGAAGTCGTCGGAAGTAAGGAATGTATGTATCTTAAAATCTCCATCCTCGGTAACGGTTCCTCCTGATGCCACCATGAAAGGGTTGCCATCGTAAGGTCGGTTATGCGGATATAGAGGACCAATGCCGGGTCCGATACTGATGCCCTTGGTCATTTAGATTTATACGTTTGAAAGGTTAGAGTATGCCTTTACAGCACCGCTTACAAGTTGTATCTGAGTGAACTTTCCGTAGACGAACGCACCTTTAGGGATTGTCTGTCCTACATAATCGCCCAATGTCGTGATAGGATCCCCCGAACCATCCACTTCCACCGTTGCTGCGGAGTCGGAAACGTCGAGAACCGTATCGCTTAATGCTTCGATTACGGTGAACTGACCTGGCACCATGGTAGTGTCTGCGATAATCACAGGGTCGCCTGATGCACGGTCTTCGGTAAGCACGTTGGTGTTAATAAGTGTTGCGATATCAACGGGGTCCCATGCCGAAACATCGACGGTAAGAACTTCGGTCAATGCCCCGTGGGTTGAAATGCCCCAATCGGAGGAGAATATGAATCCCTTGTTGCCGAAAGAAAGAGTGACCGAGTTTTCGGTATAGGTACAGACTGCATCTGCCGAATTGGTAAATATTGCAGGTTGAGTCATGTTGTCCCCTTGAATGAGGATATGGTTAGCGAAATTCTTCGTGATGCTGCTCATTATTTTGTCTGTTTGATACAGGCAAATTTAACGACAAAATCCTTATGTTGTTATAGATAGTATTTCAGATGGTCTTTGAACTTCTCTGAGTCGGGGCAAAGTTCGATACACTTTTGGCAGAAGTCCTTAGCCTTTGGTATTTCTCCGAGCCATCCGTATGACAGGTAGAGTATCTCGTAAGGTTCCTCATTATAGTGTGATGCACGGTTCGAGTAGTAACTTGTCCAAGGAATGGATAGTGCACCCGTTGCGTATATGATGGCGTGACGGTATTTCTTCTGAGAGTAATATAACCAAGCGAGTTTTATAAGTCCTTCCCTTCGGGTTGCGAGTTCCTTTATGGCGTCGAGATAGCATGCTTCCTGCATAGGTTGGTTTCCGATGTATCCGTAGCAGTCGCCCATGTAGATAAGACTCTGATTCCTTTCCAAGTCCCAAGCGTTGAGGTTTCGGTGGTGTCTGAATCTGTCAATCGCCCAACGGTATCTGCCCGTGTACATGAGTTCTCTTGCGTAGTAGTGTGCATTTCTGTCACCCTTGGGGTTGCAAAGATGGTCGTATGCAAGACCTTTGATATAGTTGGTACGATGTTCCTTCCCTGCCTCCTGATGATGTTCGAGTCTTATGGTTTCCGATGGAACGTAAATGGTCGGACCTTCGCCCTGCAATACCTCGTGAATTACATTGACCCACTTGAAGTATCTTCTGTCAAATGCCTTTGATTGCACGAACTGAACGTCGGGAGTCCCATCGGGTCTGAAAGAGAATACGAAGTCGTAACTGATGTTTCTCGCACCATTGTCAATAAGTGAGTTAATGGCGTCAATATCCAATGTGGCATATACCTCGTCGGCGTCGAGACTGATTATGAAGTCGTTCTTGGCGTGTTCGGTGGCATGGTTTCGGGCATTTGAGAAATCGAAGATGAAGTCTCCGTATTCGGCAATCTTATCTTCGTCGTATCTCTTTGATAGGAAATTGATGTTCTCCACGTCTGCACGTTTGAGTTCCTTTCGGGCACCTGAGTATTCTATCACCTTGCATCCGTATTGGTGGGCAATGGCAATCGTATTGTCGGTAGACCCCGTATCACATAGGATTATTTCTCCACCCCTTTGAATGAAGTTTGAAAGTGAGTTAAGGCATCTGCCAAGCACGTTCGCTTCGTTCTTGGCAATCATTACTATTGAGAATTTAGGTTCGTTCATGCCTCAAATGTATGACAATATTATGTCTCTACAAAATCGAACGTCTGAATGGTAGAATATCCGTCTATCTCGAACCTGTGAACCGCTCCATGCCTTGATTCGTCGCAATGAAAGATATAATATTTAGTGCCTATCTTGACAAATCGACCTGCAATCGCATTTCCTGCCGCCTGTGCAGGTGCTTCGTCTGTTCCTGAATCTATCTGTGCTTCGGGACCTGTCTTGCCCAATTGCATAAGCATGAGTCCCGTGTCGTGGTACAATGTCCACTTGTTTACCTGATTCTGTTTCCAACCTTCCCCGATGTAGTTCCATACTTCCATGTCGTCACAAGCATACCTATCCCAACCTGCATAACCTCCGAACGCAGGAATGTCATTGCCGCAATCGAATGTTCCGTCAGTCAACCATGGTCCTGAATAACTTTCGGCAGTACTCGGGCCTACCATCCATTTCCACGATCCGTCGGCATATCTACCGAAGTGTCTGCCTCCGTTCTGCCAAGCAGGTGAGAGTATGACTCCCTTAGAAGAAGGTCTTGACCCGTTACTCCAAGTCGGAGTATCTAATGCAAGTGGCACGGAAGATATGGTGGTCGGTGCGTTCCATTGAGGATTATCGCTGCCATCCAATCCCGTGTAGACCTGTCTTGTAAGGTTCTGAGTTCCTGACGTCGATTCATTGTAAGGGAAACTGATTATATCTCCGTTCTGTTCGACGATATCCATTGAGAAGTAATCCCAATTTATTCCCGTGAGTCTTATGCCCGTGCTTGTAAGTTCCACCACTTCGGGGAACCTCAGCCCTCCGCCATCCGAATAATTGTCTATCGTAGCGAAGGTATGCCCGTCGATTGTCCAAGTGTTCCTGAATACGTTACGCCTGTCCATCTGAATGTAGTCGGTAGGGTCCACCTGTGCCCAAAGGTTGGCTTCCCAATTGGCGACGAACTCTTCGGTAATGCCGTCAAACTCCTGAAACAAGGCAAATACCCTCTGCCCGTCGTTAATGTCGGCAGCAGCATTGTAATTCATAGGCAGGTATGAGAAACTATCGAGCAATGTCCTTGACGAATCGTATCTCATCATTCGGTTATTGCCTGTGTCTCCAATCCAAATATCTCCGCTTGACGAATCTGTGGTAATGACTCCCCTTGCAAACAGGTCTACCGAATCTATGAAGTGGAACTTGTCATCTGCTGCCAATGGTGCGTTGGTATAACCTCCCGACTGCCCGAATGTCCATTGAAGCACTCCTGAAGAATTGTATGCCTTGACCTGCATGGTGTCCGCTTCAATAACATATACGTTACCTCCCGAAGCATGTATCCTTGTGGGATTGGTTGCCGAAATGGTGACTCCTGCCGAAGTTATAAGTCCGTTAAGTGCATTGATATTCCATTTGATAATGTCGCTTCCGCTTATAGCCCAAAGTACATTTCCGTCAATGGAAAGGTCTGTCATGGGAGTCGAGTTGATTAGCGAACCTCCTCCTCCCGTATTCTTATTATAAAGTTCGAGTCTGTTTTGAGCACCCCTCGTTATGTAGAGAAACGCACCCGTCTGATGTACCGCCATGCCCGTTATTCTTGCGGTCGAATCGTCATATACGAGTGCCGTACAACTGAATGTTTCGTCTGCAAGTGCGGGCTGGACGGTCGTGCCTGACGAGAATGTGAACTTTGCTTCCGAAGGCAGTTCTATCGCATAGATACATGAGTCTATTGCATTTGCGGCAAGATATCCGTATGCGTCGAATCCTGCAAAATACATCTTTGAAGCGTCCCTGCATAGATAGTTGATTTCAAACACCACGTCATGGTTAGAGGTCGGTAGAACGGGTATCATGTAGTTGATGTCGGTAGTGTAATCAACTTTGAATATCGGTGAATTGCCCTCTACGAATCCCGTCACATTATAAAGATAATCCCCGTAAGTGACAGAATCCCATACCTGCCTTAATGCACGTATCTTGTTAGGTCCTTCCGTTTCGGTACTTGTATTTCCGATACCTGCATGCCATTGGTAGGTCATTCGGTTCGCCATAACCGTTATTGTGGCAGGTAATGTAACGGGATTGCCGTTGTCATCATCCCCATCCCAAGTAGGTTTGGCATACGTTCCCGCACCCTGCACCACATTACTCCAAAGAGTCCTTACCAAGTCCCCGTCCTTATACACTCCCGCACTTGTCGTCGATTCGGCACTCAATGTATAGGTGTCGGGGTCGGGTGGAGTCGCACTCCCTGCATTCGCCCCTATTATGGAAAAGATGCCTCTCATTACGCTATTGAAGGTGATGTAACGGTAACTGTATTAGTTCCTACGGGTTTGAATGCGAAGAAACTGCCCGCCTTCATGAGGTTGGTTCCCGTTGGATTGGCAGAAAAGGCTATCTGAGGAGTCAGTGTTCCGCCTGCATTTACATTTATGAATCCTCTGAACATTATATGATTACCTGCCGTCGTAGCCGTCGATGTCACTACCGTTGATGCAAGCCTGTCAATCCATGTACCCTGAGTAGCGGTGGCAACCGTATTGGCAACGGAGTTCCACGCCCTTGTCTGATAGTTTATCCAATTTATCGTAAGCCCCGACCCTGCGAGCCATGCTATTGCCGTAGTATGCGTTGTAGTTCCGCAGGTGATGTCGAACTGACCCCAAAACTCATAGGTAGTGGACCCTTCCAATGTGATTACGTCTTGCCCCGACGAGAATGCGGTCTGCACTCCCGATGCGGCACTCAGTGTAAAATCCGATTGAAGTACCGAAATCATTTCTACGGGCCAAAGTCCGTCTGCCGAACCCGCCCTTGTTATTGAACTCGGTACGGATTGTCTTGTAACACTGATATCTAATGCGTTTTTTGTTCCCATATTAAAATTTGATTGCTTGTATTCCTTTGATTACCTGTATCCCTCTTATGGAAGGTGTTCCGAACGGGGATGGTGGTCCTGCAGGAGTGTATTCCGCATAGATTGACACTTCCGTGGTATAGGCGTTGAAATCCGCTCCCGTGTTGATAGGTGTAATCCATGTCGGGTATGTCTGATTGTACTTCTCGAACGATTGGTCGGTGGTTCCCGAATCATACTTTATGTCATAGGCATCATTGACCCATGCCGAAAGAAAGAGTTCCTCCCCGTTTGTCATCACATAACTTATGTCACATGACGCCCAAGCGAACGCCAATGGAATACTCCCCACTCCCGCACTTGATGCCAATAATGTCAGAGGTAGATTGCTCGACCTGCTATATATAGCGGTCTTGAAGTCCACGGGAGACCCTGCAAAGGGAACCTGTGCATAGAACCAAATCTTGGTTATCGTTCCGTCTTCTGGTGCGGTAAACCATGTTCCCACATAGGATTGGTCCGTAAATGTACCTCCCGTGGTTCCTCCTATTGCCGTTTTGCCGAATGTTGCCATAATTATACTATTGTTATTTCTCCTTTTACAGGCCCTACTACCCAGGTCGTGTCAGTCACCGCACATCTCACTTCAACACAGTCATATCGGTCCGTAGAGGCTATGTTTCCTCCCGTGCCCGTTGTCGTCTGATTGGTTCCTGCAACTCCTCCCGCATCCCACAATATCGTCTGCCCGTCGTTCTGTGCAAGTTTCCATCCGCCCGCACCATATCCCTGAATCAATACTACCGAACCTACCGCAGCAGTCGATGGTAATGTCACCGTCACCTGACCTGCATTGTTGGTAATGTACCCGTTGTTTATAGATGCTGCCTGAGAAGTGCCCGTTACTTCCGTCCATGTTATCCCTCCACCACCACCTGCAGGTCCCGTAGGCCCGGTTGGCCCCGTAGGTCCTGTCACTGATGGTCCTGTCGGTCCCGTGTCACCTTGAGGTCCCGTTGGTCCGGTGACGGTCGATGCAGGGCCGGTTGGTCCGGTAGGTCCTTGAGCACCTGCACTTCCGGTCCACCCTGTGGGTCCGGTAGGTCCGACTCCTCCTGCTGCACCTGTCCAACCTGTTGGTCCAGTAGGCCCTATGCTGCCTGCCGAACCTGTCGGTCCGGTTGGTCCGGTATCTCCGGTTGGTCCTGTCGCTCCGGTCGCACCACTTCCACCACCCGAACTTACCCACCATCTGTCGGTCGCCTGTTTTAATAGGACAAGAGACGCCCATTGGGTGTTCATGGTCAGTGTTATGCCGTCAAGAGTGACTCCGACAACCGGTACTATCGTTACAGAACCGGTACTGCCTTGCTCAATGACTATCTGTGTGCCTATCGGAAATGCTACCGCCGCATTAAGTGGAACTTCGACATCTAACGGATTTGTGTCCGTCATTCTTACGCAAGTGTTCGCATCTGCAAGCACCAATGTATAGGTAGCGGTCTGTTCCGTTGTAAGGATATCGCTTGGGCCGGTCCATCCTGTCGGTCCTGTTGATCCTGTTGGGCCGGTAGGTCCTTGTGCCCCTGCAGGTCCCGTAGGGCCCGTTGGTCCGGTCACGGTCGATGCCGCACCTGTAGGACCAATTGGTCCTGTATCTCCGGTAGGTCCTGTCGGCCCATCACTTCCGGTAGGACCGGTAGGACCCTGAGCACCATTGTCTCCCGTCTGTGAGAAATCGAATGACACGTATTCATTATTAGTAAGTGTCGCACCTGCAACGTATGTTCCGTTAAGTTCGTAATAACTTGCATGAGTTGTGATTCCCGTTACTAAGAACGAGAAGAAACTTCCGTCTGCATTGACGTTACTCTTAATTAGTATTCTCGATTTGTCGGTTGCCGTAGAATCTTCTGTGAGGTCTAATATATTCGCCACCGCAAGTCCATCACTCGTAGTCGTCGAAATGACTATCTGAGTGACACTTGATAATGTCGCATTGTTGAATTTAAGAAATCCCGAACCAGGATTGCCCGAACTTGTAGAAGTGCTGAACCGATATATCAATCCTCCCTTGTCTCCTTGAGCACCTGTCGGACCCGTTACCGTTGATGCTGCCCCTGTCGGACCTGTGGGTCCCGTAGGTCCGGTATCACCCTGTGGTCCGGTTGGTCCTGTAACGGTTGACGCTGCACCGGTTGGTCCTGTTGCACCAATCGGACCTGTGGGTCCTGTTGCGCCAATTCCACCTGCAGGACCCGTCCATCCGGTATCACCCGTAGCACCGGTGTCGCCTGTTGGACCCGTTGGGCCGGTAGGTCCACCCGAAGGGCCCGTGTCGCCCTGTGGCCCTGTGGGACCTGTATCGCCTGTAGGACCATCCGCACCTGCAGGACCGGTGGGGCCTGTCGGGCCGACGGCACCCGGACTTCCTGTTGTCATTATCTCACCTGCCGCATTGTATCTTGTCCATCCCGTATCGTCGGTATATTGAAGGTATTCTCCTATATTCAAAGGTATCGCATCGGACATTATGGGGAAGGTGTTCCCGTTGACATACTTGAACACCTGCACGGTATTAACGGCAGCACCTTCGTTGACGATTGTCATGTCGGTAATCTGTATCCTTGAGGAAGGGGTGTTGCTGGAAAGGACATCGGTTGATGTCGCGGTAGTTATGGCACCCTCGATACCTTCATGCTGCTCTCTGCCCCTGACCGTCTTTGTGATTGTCAGGGTATATGCTATCTGTTGTGCTGCCGATGTCGTTATTCTAATTGATTCATTTGGAGGATTAAGGATTATCATTTATTTTGTTTGTTTGTCGTCTGTTGTTTTTAGTCCACTTTCTTGTATTCGGTAGTTTTTTTCTTCTTAACCTGTTGTTCGTATGTCTGAGTACCGATACCCCAGAAGGCGAGTGCATTAAGGAATAATGCAACGTCGGCAGGTCTGTCCTTGTTTACTTCCATTAGGGTTTCCCAATAGATAGGATAGAGGTTTGATGTGGTCATATCGAGGACATTTATAGGTTCCTTAGAAAACTCGTCAACCTTGACATATTCACCTTTCTCGTCTTTCTTCCGTGGGGCGGAAAGGTATTTCTCCACCATTGAAGCGGTAGGAGATAGTTTGTACTTGAATAAGGTGTTGTATAGCAGTTTACCCTCTGTAGGAACGTATGGACCTGAGCCGAGTTCCTTGACTTCGCCTTTGCCTGTTACCGTTGAACCTGAGATGAGTCTTGATGCCAATACCACGTACTGCTTCATACCATGCCAAGGGTCTACTACCGTGTTTCCTGTCCTTATGGTCATGAACTGACTGCTTCTCGGGTCGGTGTTTACTTTCGGTGCGTCGGGGTCATCATCGTCTTCGTATGCGAATTTAACCATTGCTATGATTGATGTCATAATGCCCATGTAGGTAATGAAGTCGGTCATTGCAATCTTCTGAGCAACCGATGGCTTCATTGTGCCGTCCTTGTTTCTGCCTTCTGCAAGGAGTGGTAATAATAATGTCTGCTTAACTACCGAAGCATAGTTTCGAGGGGAGAACAATGCTATTGACAATACCTTCGACATCATCTCTGCCCTACCTAAAGAGGTACGACCTGTCAATGTGTTTATTACTTTTGCCAAAGCTTTGTAGTCCTGCGGATTGTCCTGTGGATTCTTACCCTGCATTTCGAGCATCCTCATTCCCTGCAAAAATCTTTCAACCCTTAGCACGTTAAGATAACCCGTTCCTGCACGTTCAAATGCGGCGGGTAGATTGGCCGCCTTCCATATCTCATAAGGTTTTTTACCCAATGCCTTCAATGGCAATCCCATTGCGTTCCACATGTGAGTAAGAAGCCCACTCAAATATAGTTCCTCCCTTGCGGTCATCTTTGCATCGGTCTTAGTTATTGAAAGACCTGCCTGTTCCATTACGGGGTACTCCGAACTTGCCACCAATCTATCCATCCATCTTTCTGCTTTACTTTCTGAAACGAAGTTTAACCCCAATCGTTTAAATGCTCTCATTACAGACATAGGATTTCTGACGAGTTGACTGACTGTCTGAATACCTCCCTGAATCAATACGGGAGAAAATTCTGCAGTTGCCCTTGCAGCCCTCGGCAGGTTTATAATTTCAATTAAACCATCTATGATTTTTTGCCATAGCGCCCTATTCTTCAGTTCATTCTTATATTGCTCCTTATCATACTCCTGTTGGATACGCACTTTCTCCGCCCTCAAATCATTAAGTTCTTGGTCGGTAGGCGATTGTTTCTTGGTCTTCTTGCTGAAATCCCTATCGTCCAATCTTCTTTGCAGTTCGTCAATCTGTGCTTGAGCACGTTTCTTGGCGTTGGCAAGTTGTCGGGCTTGAGTGATACCCAATTCCTCTCTCATGGTCTTTAGTTGAGCGGCAAGCAATCGTTTCCTTGCACGTCTTTCCTCTATCTCGGGAGAAGTTACCTGAGTCTTGCTCTTAGGGGCGACATCTTCTTCCGCTATCTGACGCTGCATTTCTCGGATACTTCTGTCAAGTCCCTTGATAGCACGGTCAATCATCTGTTCTTCGGTTAGAGTCTTAGGTCCGAGAATCTCATCCCTCAATGCTTTCAATCTGTCACGTTCGGCAGCAAGGTCTTTGGCTTCCTGGTCGTATTCTATCGTTCCTTTCTTCGGTGATTTGGCACGTGTATCAATCTCCCTTTGGATATCTTCGATTGCGTTCTTAAGCCTTGACTTGACTGCATCGAGTGCGGTCTTGAGTTCTCTTGCTGCGGTTTCTTCATCGGCAGGGAGTTCCTTCATCCGTTCCTTGACCTCTTTCTGAATGGCACGTTCTTCGGCATCAAGCGGGTCTCTTTGGAGTCCGCTTCTCAATGGTCTCTTGCCTTGTGCGATATCCTCCAATTGCGAAATGGCTTTTTGCAGACGCTTTATCTTCCGTATCTTGACTTCAATATCCTCTTTGGACATATTTACCTGTCTTCCATACTTTGATATGGCGTCACGAACCTGACGAATGGTCAAATCGGGATATTCCGACTTTATTTCGTCTAATACTGATTGTGCGAGCTGGTTCGGATCGGTGATACCATCGGCAACTTTCTGTCTGATAAGTTCGTGCGGTATTCTAATCTTATCTCCTACGACTTCAACTTGGGTGTTCTTAGGATTGGTTTCGTTGATATGGTCTCTGAACCCCTTCTCTGCCGACTTCTTGGTATCGTCTGAAAGGTTCTTATACCAATCGGAGTTTCTGATATGTTCGAGTCCTTTCTGCAAGGCTTCGGCAATACTGCCTCCCGCTTCTACCGCCTTGGCGGCAACTTCCAATGCCCCGTTCCATACGATAGCGGCAGGACTGCTTGACATGAATATGTCGGGGCGGTTGGTCTTACCCTCCCTTATCTTGTCTGCGATACGCTTTGCAGCCTTCTTTACCGATGGTTTGGTCTTGGCTTCACGTTCAACACTTTCCTTTATGTCGGCAATAGCCTGTTTCTCACGTTCCTCTTCGAGTTTCGCTTCGGTTTCCTTGAGTTTCTCATTGACCTCTTTAAGTTTAGTTTCAAGGTCTTTGAACTTCTGTTCTATTTCGGCAGGAATGACTCCGTTGTTCATATCCTTATACCTCTGAATCTGAGTATCCGCCTTGTAATTGAATAGCGAATCCCTGTAAATCCTTTGCAATGCACTTATGAATCTACCTCCCGAACGAGCCTTTCTATCGAACTCACTGAGCAAATCACGTTGATACTCCTGCAATCTTGATATTTCGTCAGGGTCGGTAGCGGATTGAAGTTCGACCTCAACCTTATCAATGATTTCCGCCCAAACGAATGCTGCAGCACCATCTTCAATCATGTTCTTTCTTACGGCATCCAATGCAGCGTCAGGTCCGACTTCATTAACAAAGTCTTTAGCGGCCTTTTGTGCCCTATCGTGCGATTCTATCTCGTAATCAAGCCCATGTTCGGAAATGAGTTGCTTCATCCTTGAGTTGGTAGTTCCTTCAAATGCCCTCTTGAACAATGATTTCTCACGTGTCTTAGGTTTTTCTTCCTTCTCTTGCTTAGGTTCGGGCTTTACTTCTTCCTTTGGTTTGGTGTTCTTATCAAACACGCTTTGAATCTTATCGGTGAATCCTTTCTCATCGAAGTTTTCGGGGTTGGTAGACCTGATATAGTCGAGTGCTTCCTTGATTGCAACCGAGATAGCCTTTCCTGCCTTGATTGCCGCTATGACGATATCAATTGCAGCGTTATAGGTGGTAGGCAGTAGTCCGAATGCGTTAAGGGTGTTCTTGGTATCAATCTTTGCCTTTTCGAGTGCGTCGATTAATTTGTCGGTTGTTGAGGGGGTTTCGGGCACATCATCCCATGGAGTCCAATCCGATTCAATGTCAGATATTTCTTCCTCAATCTCAGGGGAGAATGCCATGTCCTTTTCTTCCGCCATCCGAGTCAGTTCCTCGTCTGAGAACATCTCCATGATATCCAATGCGGCATCGGCAGCCTCCATGTCGGGATTCTTGCCCAATGCAGCGATAAGTTCTTCTTCGGCATCCATGGTAAGCATTTCCGCTTCCATTTCGGCACTGCGTTCCCTTGAATCGACTATCTCATCCGCCATTGCAGAATAATGGTCATACATTCTGAGGACTTCCATCAGTTCCGCCTTGACCTCATCTTCGGAATACCTTCCGTTTCCGTCGGCATCACGATTGTATTGTTCTGCGGTGATTTCTTCGGCAAGTCGGTCGATTGTCTTACCTCCGTTCTCTTTCTTGGCGGTAAGGTTCATCTTTATCTTCGCTTCGGTTTCACTACCGAGCATCTTGACGATATCCTCACGAATGACCCGTGCACCACCGATTATACGCTGCATTATCTCCTCTCTCAAAGTATGAGGTTCGATATTTACAGCCTGTAATCTCTTGCCCTTTATTTTTCTTTGGTGGATAGGGGTTCCTTTGCGTCTGATTTTTTTCTTAGCAGGAGTCTGTTGTACAGATTCTTGTACGCCTTTTGCATTACGCTTTTCGGCAGTTTTCTTTCCGTCAGTGGTGTTCGTTTCATTGGTTATTTTTGGTTTATTCTTTACATTCTTGTCTCTCAGTTTTTTCATTTTACCCATCGCCTTATCAGAAAAAACAGTTTCTATTATCTTGTCTGGCACATCTTTGCCCGCATAAATAGCGTCAACTATATACTCTCTATATCCTGCAATATCACCGCCTCTACGACGATCATAAAAATGAGCGATATCTTGCGGGGAATAGCCATTATACTCCCCGATTTCGATAGGAGATTCAAGTGATCGCTCTTCTTCGGTTGTTATGCCTGTTGCACGGTGCATCTTTCCTTTGCTCGCCTGCTCTTTCCATTCAGGGTAATCCATGGTGTATGGTTTTTCAGACACTTCAACACCTTGTCCTGCAACACCTTCAACATTGTTCACCTCATCTGTAAGGGAAACATCTTCAACAACGGGAGTAGCACTTTCCGCCACTCCCATGTCTTCCTGTTGACCTGTCAGCACTTCCGTCCGCCCTTGGTCGTTGGTTTCTTCTTTGACATTATTCTGTTGGTTTTGGGCTGCTTTGTTTGTTATGAAGGAATCTCCACTTAAATATCCTGCGTTAAATTCCTGCGGAATTGCATATTTACCTTCCTTGTTTATATGGCCGTTCTCCGCCAACCAATTCTCGAATTTCTCCGCTACATCCTTCCCCGACATCGCATCAATCTCCGCTTTCGGTACAGATATAATGGCCAATGAATTGTTGTTCGTATCCCTATGTACTACCTCTCCATTCATCAGTCTTGTAATCTGCCCATTCACACTTGATGCTCCTAGTTGAGAAAGTGTACTTGAAATACCTGTGCCAGGAGATATGCTCATGCCCCCTTCGGTTATACTTCTTGCGTTACCTTCGGTAGTGACGTGAGAGAATAGATAGTTGTCTTGAGAAAGACTGCTTATATAGTCATGGATATTGGCTTCCCCTACAGGTGTCTGCGTCTGTTCCGTAACCTCCTGTTGCGGGACTATCTCCCTTAATGATTCGAGGTCAGACACTATCGCATCCAACTGAGGTTGCAATATCTCCTGAGTGGCAGTTGTCGCCGTTGACATCTGACTCTCAATCTCCGCTTTCTCCGCTTCCAAGTCCGCAATGGCGCCTTCCGTCTGAACCATCGCTGATTCAGCCTGTAATTCTTCCTGCTTGACCTGTGCTATCTGAGCATCCGTTTCTTCTATCTTGGCGGATATCTGTTCCTTGACGTCGGGAGTTATTTCCGGTGACGCCATATCCATTTCAAGTTCCTGTTTCTGAACCTTCAATTCCTTTACCGAATCGCTATCGTCATTTAACTTTACCAAATCATCGGCAGCGACTCCTTCGAGTTTCTTAGCCTGTTGATTCATATAATCCAATGACTTCTGAACCTGAACCTTTTCGGCAGGTGTCAAATTCGGATCTTCTAATTTAGAAGTAAGAACCGATGTTATTCCGTTTAAAGTTCCACCCAATATACCTCCGAGCATACCTGACTCAGCCACTCCGTCCCAAAGACCTCGTGTTTCATCATAGATATTCATGGCACTTACGTTATTAAGGAATTGGGTTGACGCTTCCTGTCCTGCTTCTTCCAATGCACCGAGAACCGCTTCGGGAGTTCCGAGTTTATTTCTCATACGTTTCTTCATGGCTTCATCGAGAAGTCCACCTGTCTTTCCATTAAGACGTTTAGCCCACTGACCTATTGGCAATCCTTCGAGTGAACCAATGGCGGCACCACTCCAAAAAGCCTTCAATGCAGTATCTTCGTCAACTCCGTTTGCTATGGCAGACTCATATTCAGATGCCCCGTTCTGTAACGAACCCATCAATGTAGGAGTCACATAGGCGTTTATCTTAAATGCACCTCCTAAAACACTTCCGAATATGAATGGTATCATACTTCCTGCACCTGATGCAAGTTTGCCTAACAATTCCTCATTCTGACCTTCTGTTGTCGGGAAATACTCCTTTGCGAAGTCTTCTATCGTCTGCCCTACCTTGTATAGTGCGTAGTCTGAAAGTTTCTTATCTGAATATGTGACGGTTTCTCCGTTAGGCAATGTCATTACCTTCTGAGTCGCTAACAGACCTGCCAATCCCTTGACCATCTGACCTACCCCACTTACTGCACCCTGACCTATACCTGCAAGATATGAAGGTGGTTCTCCCGTTCCCTGATAGGCTTCCTGTTCGGGCGGCAATGAAGGTTCGGTAGCGGCAGGTACTACGGGTTTAGGTTTAATGACCATTATGCCGTCATCGCCTTTTACCGCTTCATATTCTGTAAATTGTATCGTATCTACCTTGGTCGGCTTGACCTTGGTGTTATCTGACATTTCGGTTTCCTGAGTAATCTGTCTCGGGTCTTTTGTAGGAGGTAATGGTTTGACAAACCCTCCTGTGCTTTTAGGTTTCTCAGGAACTTTCTTAGGTGGCGCATCTTCTCCTCCGTATGGATCAGAATACTTGTCCATAGGCTTTTGAAATGTCGGGAGAGTCCCTCCAAATGGTAGATTATTTGTAGATGGAAATGCCGATGGTGTATTTAAAGACTCGGAAGTATCTATGCCACTTTTTTTTTTCGGCGGGGGAGGTAACAATCCACTATTATCTACATCAGTTGTCTGACTTTTCTTAGGTGGTGGTGGAGGGAGTAATTCTTCTGGCATTATATTTTATTTAAATGTGCATATTCGCCATGTATCTTAATGGCAGCATTATTATAGGCAATCGCCGCTTCTTCAATTGTTGCAAATGTCCCTAAGTCCATCCCCTTACCTTTGTGCGTAATCATAGATGAGTACTTGCCGGATTTGGTTGCTTTTACTCCTTTGTACGGAAATTTGCACCCATTTTTCTTTCTTTGATTGCAAAGATTTTGTTGCTGCGTAACAATTCTTAAATTCTCTTTTCTGTTGTCTAATTTGTTGTGATTAATATGGTCTACTAAATTCCATCTACCAACAGCGCCAATTACTTCTCGGTGCATTCGTACATGCCTTACTGTGTTTGTAGTCTTGTCGTATAAAGCTCTGACGGCATAAATATTCGCTTGTGTCTTTATACCATACCAGACATACTGATTTAATAAATCAAAATCTTCGTCATCAACGAATGCAACACCTCCGGTCTTTAGTTTTATCTCTTTCATTATTTTATTTCATACCCTTGTCTCTTGTAATACTCGATAAGTTCCTGTTCGGTGTATCCTTCATATCCTTTTGTTCCGACAAGCGACTTGACTTGTGCTCTTGTTGCTGTCTTCTTAGGTTGTGTATTCTGAGTGCCTGTGGTTTTCTTCTCCCTTACTGAATTGAGGTCGTTGGCTTTCTTCTGATATGCGATGTATGCTTTCTGAGCGGCAGTCATGGTCTTGCTTTCTCCCGTAGTCTGTAATGTAGATTCGGCAGGAACCCAAATGTCAATTTCCTTTTTGGTATCTCCCGTGCCTTCGGATGCCTTGCCTATAATCATAGGCTTGAAGATTATCTTACCCTCTTTAAGAAGTTTGCGTTCGTTCTCGGGGTTTTTGGTATGTATCGGAATACCTGTGACAGCATCTACGGGAGCCAAAACAAGTTTACCGCTCTGTAAGTTGAGTGTGCCCGTTTCGTTTAAATATTTGCCATCGGAAGCGTCAATAGCACCCCTTTTACCTATTACGGCATTGATATTTCCGACATCAGTTGTGTACGCATAGTTGTGTGTTCCTCCTTTATATAGTTTAATTGTTGTCGCCCCATATCCTATCTCCCCCATAAGGTCATCCGAACTTCTTGAATTGATATAGTCGAGTGACCATTCATTGTTTGATGGTGGGGATTTCTTCTCGTAGGTAGTGTTTTTGGAGAACTCCAATTTCTTCTTATCGAATAGCATCTGTGCGTATTCCGCTTCATCCTTAAACAGACCTTTCTCAACACCTTTCTTAATGATGTCCTGATAGATAGGGTTCTTTATCTGTGCTGCAATAGCTGTCTTCAAATCCTTATCCCTTAACTTATTGGTCTTAAAGCGTGTTTCAGGATTCTCGCTATCCGATACGTCAACGAAGTCGTCAATCTTTATTTCTTCCAATGGAGTATAGATATCCAAAGGTTTCTCCATAGGTACAACTATGTCGGCGGGGTTCAACTGCATCCTCTGTATAGGAGTCATCGCCTGATATGCCCTGAAATTCTTCATGGTGGCATCTACATCGAACTTGTCGGGATTCAAGGTGACATTATCCAAATATGCCTTTATCTCCTTCTCCTGACCTTTAGACGCCTGTGCCGCATGGATAGTTCCTATCTTATTCTCATTCCATTTTCTGACTTCGGGATTGCTCCAATCATTAAGATTGTATCCCTGAGATTGAAGATATGCACCCTCTGCCATTAAGTCTTTTGTCGCCTGAGTAAAGAAAGCCTTGTTGTCGATATCCCAACCCGAAGCATCGAATTTCAACGCCTGCTGATTGCCCCTTTCGAGTTCCTTCTGCTGACGCATCTGATTTATCTGCTCTATTCTGCCCTGCTGACCTATTTCGGCAGCAAGCATATCGAGCGGATTATTGCCTATCTGAAATACGGGCTGATTGTATGCAGCCGCACCAGTATTACCCTGTTTCTCATATACTAATCCTAATCCATCCATTTCTTATCTTGGTAATGGTTTCTGATATTGAGGACTCATGGTATTGTTTCTGTTCTGAATATACTGCATCATTGCGTTTATGTCAAGACCTCCGTTCGGATTCGGCCCATTCATATTGTTGGCACTTCCGATGGCTTCTCCCAATGATATATTAGGGGCATTGCCCGAATTGCCCGTGTCGAATGTCTTTGCAGACGTTCCGCTTCCGATTGAATTGTCGCCGCCACCATAAAGATTCTCCATGAATTTCATGTTTCCATACCCACTAATTCCGCTTGCGATATTCTGTCCTGCTGCCGATATATTTCTGAACGCACCCTCTCTTAGTGCCGCACTTGCAGCCATGTCATTAGCATAAGGGTCGAACTTGTTTATCTGCCACTGCCTGTCCTGCGCACCTGCCAACTGACCCAATGCCTGACGGAATCCCGCCTGATTGTTTAGCCAATTCTGTCCTGCAGCCATTCCGATATCATTTATAGCATTGTTTGAACCCGAGTACATTCTCGATACGTTCGCAGCAAGTTCTGCCGGAGATGAGCTGACATCCTTCAAGTCCTGAATACCTCTTGACAAATTCTGCCCAATTCTTCCTTCCATAAGGTTCTGTCCTGGCAATTCCCTCATTGAGGAAATGTACTTGGCGTTGTTCACGGACTTTATTAAAGCGTCCGGGATCTGATACTCGGGCCTTGGAGTTTTGGCAAGTTGTTTCGCCTTATATCCTTGAGAAATTCCTTTGGCGGTATTGATTACGAAAGGTATGGCTTGTGCTGCGGCCATTATTGCAAGTGGAGCAATTCCGTACTTGACTTGGGGTAGCACGGTGGTAAGAGTTTCTAATATTGGTATCATTTGTCCTCAGATTGCTTTATAGAGTACAAATGTAAGAAATTAATATGTTTGTTGTTATTTGGACATTTCGCTCGGAGTGGAGTGAACTATCACGGAATAGAGTATCACTTCGTCGGTATCTTCGTTGCGGATTTCCTGCACGAGGCATTCTCCCCTCAGTTTCCTTCCGTTGATGATTGGGTTGGTAGTGTTCGGAGTCAGCAAATCCCTCATGTATTCGCTATAAGAAACACCTTCCTTCCACCTGAACTTCGACTCGAGCAACCTTGATGTCATCCCTTGAGGATACGTTACCGAAGGCAGTACGTTGATATCTCCGTCGTTAGGACTGAACCATGTCTTGTTTGAATAGATTGCAACCGCTAAGAATACCTTTATCTTGGCGAAATCCATGTTTGAAACGGTCTTCACTTTTGAAGGATATGTCACCCCGAAGAAACTATTTCTTATCGCATTGGTATTGCCCGTCCACAACTGACCATCCTTGAACATCGCTATCACGAGTGCGTTTGACCCGTAGTATTCGGGCAGGTAGTCGGTGAATGTCTTCCATCTGTTAGAAGAAGGTTGATAGACTATCGTGGTATCCTCAATCGCAGGAACCAGTCCCGTGTCGATGAAGGTGACGTTTATGTAGTCGTTCGCATTGTCAACTCCCGAGTACACATAGATATCGGGATTGTTCTTTATCAGATTTGATATGTCACGGAAGAATGTCCTTGCCTTGTAATCACTAATAGGTATCATTCCATTTGCCGAATCCTGAATGAATGACCCCGTGTTTACGTCGAAGAAGTACATCTGTCTGTCGTCCGCCACAACGCTTTCGGGGTGCATACATCCGTAGTCGAGTTCGCTCGGGTTCTTATTGCCGAATACCTTGTCCGTTGTCGCCAACTGATATGTTCCGTCGGCATTGAATATCATGTTTCGGTCAATGTATATCGAGGTGTTCTTCTTGGTCTGAAGGCATTTCAAGGTGTATCCTATCGCCATTATCCTGTTGATAGGTCCGTACATTGTATTAAGGGTGTCTGTATCGCTACCTCCGAACCTGCATATATTGTTTACATTGGTGTTCGGAAAATACCTTCCTGAGTGCCTTAATCCTTGTTCGTATCTACGAGTCCTGTTGTTCGGAATCACCACATACAATGATGAAATGTCGATATTCCTTGAAGCATACACATCGCTGAAATTCTCGGATTCCACCATTGTTTCAAGCGTGTTGTCATCGAAATACCTTCGGTAGATATAGCAGTCCCCTCTATTTAATGAAAGTTGTGCAGGTATCCCGAGGGTAGTGTTCTGATTGACAAGATTGCCTTGATGGGCACGGGTTGCCGTACCTGCATTGAGTACCGAGTAGGTTTCTCCGATTGCAAAATATGGTCTGTCTTCCTGAGTGGCAAGGGTCTTGTTCTGAAATAGTTCCACAAGCGTGCCTTCCTGAGTAGGGGTGCCCATCCCTGCGGTAATCTGAGAAGATGAATATGCCGAAACGGTCAATACGTTTGTAGATGTATCGAACGCCAATACCTTCGCTTCCACATACATGGAACAATAGTTGTCGGTGTTTGCAATGAATCTCAACTTGTCTCCCGTTTCAAACTGAAAGTCGAGTGAACCGTCAACCCTTACATCGTTTATATAGTCGATAATGTAGTCGCATTTTATGTTGTAATTCCCGTTGACGTCCTGAGTAGGATTATCCTTGACTGCGAATTGGGTGTATTTAAGAAGGTCATTGGTGGCATATACTATCTCGTAGGTGTGTGCCCAAATCGGAGGTTGGTGGTTAATGGTAATCCTTGCCTGAGACTTGTATGCGAACTGATTGTCAAGTGAAGTCAGAGGAAATATTTCGGGCAGATACGGATTGTATAATGCCAATGACTGACCCGTAAGAACTCCGCCATCCCGACCTTGTATATCCTTGTAGACTATTCCGAACGGGTGCCATGCACCTTTCTTCCATGAAGGTATTTTCTTAAATGGGGTCAGAACCGTTAAATCGTCAATAGAAGCATTGTCAATGGTTATTGCAGCATAATCAGTTCCCAAATAATTATATGATGCCACCTTGTTTACGGTACTTGGAGATACGGGTGGAACCAACGAGTTTACCATCATCTGATAAAGGCTTTCTTGGAAATTATACGGCCAATTTATGAAATCGTCTTCCTGAAATGCGTAACTGATATAGAAATCACTTACGGGGGCAAAATAGTTTGCAAAGAAGGTAAGTGTACACCCGACTGTCAACTCACCCTTGTTCATAGGTATAAGGAGATAGTTTGTCGTATCGAGTACATATTTGAAGTCATCGAGTTCGGGTTCTCCCATATCCGTCAACTCATTATAATAGGTAATACTTGCATCAAGGTCGGGATTTTCGTACCCTTCCTCATTATTTGCATATACCAATATGTTGTTGTCAACTATTTCCTGAGTCTTTGATTTTAAAGGAACCGCATCATAGTTGTCTATTTCGTCGGGTTGTATGATAAGAACCGAGTCATTGTAGAAGTCGTATGTGACCACCGTGAAATCCGAAAGTAGTCTCTGATTGTCATTGTCATACTTGCGTATCGGGGTATCGAGTCTACCCCATGCTTCCGTATTCCCGAACCTGAATGCGAGTTCAATCTCCTTTACGTTGGGATGCCCCGTGTTTACGAATACCCTCAGATAGTTGTTCGCTATCATGTTATAGTCGGGTCCGTTGATATTCTCGACTCCCGTTGGCAATGATACATAGGACCCGTCACTCCACCTCGAAGGCTCGTTGTCAAGGTAGATATACCTGTATCTTACCTGCACCATCTTCTCCCTCAGATAGTTGGTCTTTCTCGTAGGGTCGTATCGAAGGTCTATAAGGGGTTGTGATTCGGGCTTGTACTTGATTGTTTCAAGAAACTGAGTCTTGTACGCCTCTACCAAAGAAGTCGCTATCAGATTGTCATAAGGGAACACGTCGGCACTCGGAGGTGTCTGATTGAGAAACGCCCTTGCGGACTTCTTGTTTATCTGCCTTGGGGATACATTATTATCTGTCCAAAACAGAAGGTCGTTTATGATGTTCGCAGAATGTATCTTATGGTCAAGTGTGAATCCCAAGAAGTCGGTAGTGAATCCCAATGCGGCATCGGGTTCAAGTATCGGGAGTATGGAATTGGTATCGCAGTAGTATTCGAGTATTGAATGGTTGCCTTGGTCATTATAGACCCAATAGATGATTGAGTTCTCCTTGATGTTTCTAAGGGTTCCTATGCAGGTGTTGTTGCCCGTAGGTAGGGAATATGGAACAAGCGTATTGCCTTTGAAGTTGGTCACTCCGCCTATCTTAGAAAGACCCGAAACGATGTTGTGTGCCGAAATGTAATCTTCGGGCATGACGTTACGAAAATCGCTGTCCGAGTCGATGCCTCCCCAGAAGTATCTTTGGTCTTTAATGTCTGACATTTATTATTATCTCTTAACAGTTTGACTATAAGTTGAGTACATTGTATCCAAAAATTCGCTGACCGTGAATGAGTTTTCGAGTTGGGTAAGTTTGACAAGTTCCTTATCGTAAAGGTTCTCCTTACGCATCTTTTCGCCCATTGATATACGACCGTCATATTCTGTTGACTTCCAATGAAGGTATGCCTTTAATGCAGGAACCGCCTGTCTCGGCACTATCGTTCCACTGCCCTTAATGCCTGACGATTTATACTCAAGTATCACCTCATTATTAGGAATCCTGCCTTGGAAGTAGATAATCCTTCTCGACATGTCAATCCTGTAATAAGCGGTATTGAATCCTCCACCTACTCCGTATAAGGTGTCTACATATCTGCCCGACCTGTTGTAGTGAGGTGCGAAATAATATCCTCCGATCGGATCCGTTATGACCTGAGTTCCGGGTACTGCTGCCGGTTCGATATCGCATATACTTGAAGGAGGAGGCAACAGAATGTCGTTGTTTACCGTAAGGGTCCACATCTTTCCGTTGATATTAATGCCCATCTTGGTCATGGTGATGAAGTCGGCGGGCAGTTCGGCAATCATGGTTTCGGGGTCGATGGTAAGATACACGACCTCTATCGAGTTAATCTCGAACACGTTCATGTCGCTGAATCCTTCGAGTGCCATCTGCATGTATCTCTCGAAATTGGTAAGCGTCTTTTCGCCACGCTCGTTTTGGAAAGATTTGACAACCTGTGCTATCGTTAGTGCGTATGAGGGTTTTTCTGCCATTATTGTGCTGTCTGTATTGGTGCGTTATCGTCTAAAATATCTTGAGGTTTCTTAGCCTGTAGCATTTGAATCGCTATCTGAATCAGTTGCATGTCCTTTCCGTCGGGCAAAGATATATCGTCGGTATCGTCAAATTCGCTGAACTTTATGAATAGTTTCGCCCGTACCTGCTTCCAATTGCAGTCTATCGAACCCGTGTACCACAAGGTCTTTCCTTCAAGGTAGTAGTAGACCATATCGGAGAACTGATTTACGTCGAGTCCTCCCATAAGGAACGCATCCGTCTGATGTCTCGGAAAGAACACCGAGGTTTCCTCCTTTAAAGGGTGTACCATTCTGATACCCGTGTTGTCCACTATCGAGGTCACATTGACAGGTAGTGTCGAATAATACTTTTCGGTATCTGAATCAAATTCAATATCGAGTTTGTATGATTTGGTGAGTTTGTCGTACTTCCAAGCATCAAGTCCCAATTCCGCCCTCATCTCCTGCCTTTCGGAAGGGTCTGCGTTGAATAGGGATTCGTATGCAAGGTCAAGATACGCCTCTATCTCCTTCTCATGGTATCTGCCACGAAGTTCTGCGGGGGCGTCACCGCCACTGAGACTGCGACGAACCAACTCCGTTATCTGTGCCTTATTCATTATTGTCCTTGTATTTTAACATTATTCGCCATCTGCATCGCCAGTTGGTCACGCAGGTTATTTGCAGCATACTGTAAGGTCAGGTTAGCGATATCAATATGGTATATCGGGTTCCATTCCAACTGAATTGAAGCATTGCTATTGTACACCGCTTGGTCGTTCACCACCGTATATGCCCAAACGGGAGTCTCAGGCATTCGCAGATAGTCAAAGTTCACAAATCCCAAACTGACGGGATGGAACTGAATATACCCTCCATAAAAGGTACATATCGGATATTTTTCGCTCGGATATACCAAGGCACTTGAAAGTCTGTCTCCCAATACGTCGTTTGACAATACCTCTACCGCCTTATTTCCATATCTTACCGATGAGACGTGTACATAGTCAGGCGGGATACTTGCCCTTCCGTCGATGTCAACCTTTAATGCAGGGTAATCCCTTCCGCCCTTACCTTTAAGGAACGGACTCAATGCGTCGATATTCTCCTGAGTGATACTCCATGCTTGGGGAGGCAATGGTGTTCCTGGGGTATACGTTTCGGGCAGTCCGTACTTTGTCTTGAAGTACTGCTGATTCGCCCACTTCAATGCAAGGTTGAACTCCTCGGGATTCAGTGTGCCTCCCGTCTGTGACTTGTTAAGTTCAAGGTTCACCCATTGATATATCTCGTCTACTGTCATTAGATTGCTGAATAGAATTTAACCGATGGTGATAAAAGAATCGCACCTGCAGGTATTCCGTCCGTAAGAACTCCGTCTGCAGGATTGTAGTATGAGTATATGACGATATCTCCGTCCGTCTGTATTTCTCCGATTGCTATGGCGTTTGCAACTCCACCCCCTACCGTACAATGGAAAGGAATGGTCTGCTGAGGTCTGTAACCGACGGGAAGTGTTACGGGAGTTATTGCAGTACCCGAAGCACCGTTAGAGTTAGATATTGCACCCCTTATTGTTATCTCGTTGGTTATTACGTCAATAGCATACCCAAAATCGTGGAAACCTGCAAGAGTAGCACCATATCCTGATGCAAAAGATGCCGCTCCGTATGTAAATGCAGGGAGTGGTTTATTAGTCCAATCCGACCCCGTGTTATATTGTATTCTGTCGTTGTCAGCAAGACCTAAGAAGTTTACATCATCCAGACTTGCCAATGTCTTCTTAGGCGTAAACACTATCCATTTGCTTGTTGCGGTATCCCATTCAAGTGCAGAACCGTCTGCTATGCCCGTAGTGTTTACATCGGTAAGCAATGATAGGAAGTTGTCGACGTTCACCCAAGCACTTCCGTTCCATTTGATGATATCGTTGGTCGCTATTGCGGTGATTGTCACGTCTGAAAGGTCTTCCAATGCAAGTGCGGTTTCAAGTCTGAACTTGAATGTCTGAGTACCTGCATCGTAGTACATTATCATTTCGTCGGCAAGTCCCGTATCGTCTACATCGGTAAGTTCGAGAAGCGATACCTGTGCCGTTGCCCTCTCCCATTTACCCGTTCCGTTGTTCCATACGAGAACCTGACCTGTGGCAGGAGTAGCAGTCGTCACGTCGACATCTGACAAATCCCCGATACTTGCAGCACCTATCGCATTGTTAATCTGAGTGGTGAGCCAAGACCCCGTTACAGATAGTTCAAAGGTCGTGGTGTCTCCTACGGTATTTGATGTTACGGTCAGCGATCCGCCCGTAGACTGAATCACTATCGTATAATCGGAACTGCCTACATTCTCGCAGCATCCCACTACCTGAGTAGGAGTGCTTGAACAATCGTTGCAACTTGAACAACCACATCCGCATGAGTCGGCAATCGTAAATATCGCCTGTAAATGGGAAGCATAGTCGCTCTGTCCACATCTCTTGCCTACCGTGTACGCCATGAATGCGATACTTGCCTGGTCGATGAACTTACTCATCTCCATCGCTTTCTGAGGTGCGGTGACTAAGAATGTGTTGTATTTTGTAGACATATTTGCCAGACAAGTGTATGCCTGACATAAGGATTCGTCGCTTGAAACATTGTGTTCCTTGACTCCCCTTACCGAATCGGTTATGGTTATGATTCCGTTGACCGCTTCAACGTCTGCGGTAAAGATATCGACCCAAGTTCCCGTCCATATAGGTGTAATTGAGAACTCCTGCAGAGGACTTGTAAGGTCGGCAGGTGCGGGAGAAATCCCGATCGGGTAACTTACGGTATGGAGTCTTGTAACGGTCGCACCTGAGAAATAGGTCGTCACATCGGTAATTGTCATTGAGGAGCAACATTCGTCGCTTACCCAATTAAGGCAGACCGAAGGAGTTTCGTATGAGTAGACCTGAGATACGAGTTTTGAATACTCCCTGTCTACCGTCCATTGGAACTGAGCGAGTGCGGTCAACGCTCCGAGAGTTTCATCAATGGTGACAGTGGTAAGTTGAGTCGAGGAACTGTATGTTGCACTTATGATGGTCAATGCAGTAGTAACCGCATCCACGCACTCCCAATCTGCAGCACTTGCAGCCTGAATCAACGCAACCTGGTTTCCGCTTACCGTGAATGTCTTCGCTCCAGAATCATTGCTCACTATGGTCAAAGACTGCAGCATGTCCACAATCTTTACCGAATAGGTGAACTGATATGTTCCGGTCTTAACGAGTCCGTCTGAGTCCAAAGGTAGTGAACCGAGTGCTGCGGAAGTATCGGACGAGTTATAGTCGATATCCGGGTCATTGAAGTCGGTATTGTTGTAGAATTGAGATCCTGAAGGGTCGACTGCCTTTAGGACACCGAATATATCCGTATAGGTAAGGTCGGAGTAGTCGGTATTGTCGGTAAGGTTGAAGTCCTTTGGTGCGTTGGTCAGGTCGAAGCCGAGACCTATTAGCAGGTTTGAGTCAGAGAATGCCATTTTGCCTGTTTGTTTGTTGACAGCAAATTTAGCAAATTAGACAATAGGTAGTTATTTAATAAAAAGAGGCAGGTCTTGGGTATTCCATTCTTGATTTACAGATATTGCAGTTACGGGATTTTTTCAAAGGTTATAATAATTCCTTTATTTTACTTCTGTAAATTCATTATACCTGAGAGTCCTAATTATTTCATGGTATCTACCATCGAGTAGTTCGTCTATTTTGGTTTGTGCTAATTCTTCGAGGCCGTTTATTGTGTCATTAGACACATACAAGACTTTTCTTAAGTTCGATATTGGAACACGTTCATAAACTATTATATGCTCACGCCATCGTGGGTCATGCGGGTTTTTAGCACTACTTGGGCCTTTAGATATATTGCCCATATCTACGGATATGGTATAATTAACACCTCTATATTCGTATCTTTTTTCCATTCTTTTTAATTCGCCTATAAACATAATATATCTTTAATTTATCTTGGTTAATTCTGTTCTCTTAGCCATTCTTCTCTTGTTGCTTCAATGACTTTACCTTTGGTTATGTTGTCATAATCCTCTTTTAAAACACATATTCTGTTTGGGTGGATATTTTTAATATATAGGATAAGGCTTTCGGGAGACCAATCGGTTGTTTTTGGGTCATCATACCATTTATAGAATAACCTATGAAAATCATCTTCCATTAGAAAGTCAGTTACAAATTCCTTGTGCCATGTTTCCAATTTCAACCCAATGACCAATAATCTCGTTACGGGAACTTTCTTTATTGTGTTTTTAGTCGTCGTATGCGATTGTTTTCTTTTTTTGCTCATAATATTTCTTCAATCTGTTTTGGTAATGTATTTTCTTTCATGCTTTCTTCGAGTTCTGAGTAGGGGATATCTACTTTGTGAGGCATAGACTCAGATTGTAAGTCAAAATCTATGTAGAAGAAATTGACGCACGTCTTCAATCTATTCCTATCTGCATATCCGTACTTATCTCTTAACCTATCTACGATTGAATTTATGTAGAGGTCTAATTCGCTTGTGGTGGGTTGGTTCATAGGTAGTTTACTTGTTTATCTTTATTCCCTTCTTTGGCGTTTCTCGCAAAAGCCAACGCTTGGCAAACTTGCCTATCAAAACACGTTTCTTTAGTCTTGCAATTATGAATATTAGAGGTTATTCTTAATGCTTCTATTATTCTATCTAATTGAAATTCGTAAATAACTATCTCTTTCATATATCTTCTCTATTAGCGTTTTTAAATAGGTTTCTCTGTAATAGTAGTTCCGTTTTCAATCTCTCTATTTCCTCTTTTAATTTTAAAATCTCAACGTTCAACTCAAATCTTGACATTGCTAATTCATGCACCTCATCATCTAACTCGCTTACTATTTTAGCATGGTGGGCTGCTGAAACGTATTTGACATCGTCAATGGTTTGCTGACTTGTGCCTATGTAATCGCACATTTTGCCTTGAGACATCGCTAATGTATCTATCCATATTTCAGTTGGTTTATTCTCCATAGGTTTGTTTAAAATATTCTTCTGCATTTTCCCTTGCTGATTCTTCATCCATTACACCACTTAATAGCCATGCGTGGTTTTCAATTATCTGCTCACGTTCCATTTCTAACTTCTGTATCGCTAAGGTCTTGCAATAGATGTAGAATTTCCTATCCTTCATTGGACAAGTATTTGCTTGTTCTTCTAAATCGGCTATTAACATTTGTAATGCCGTCTGTTTCTTTTCGCTCATGGTGTTATGAATATTTTATTACAACCGCCTCAATGTTTTCTTCTTCTTCTTCATCTGCCAACTCCATAACCTTTACGGAATGTGCCAACATATAGTCGAACTCCTCCCCTTGCTGTATCATCACATCCTTTTCAGGGTCTTGTTTCTTCAATTGTTCGATTAGGTCTTTTACTTTCATTGGTTATGGTTTTTTAGTGGTTATTGGGTTTTGTGAATACGTTTTATCCCGTCCTCAATCATTTCGGTTAGATTAGTGCCGCCATTATAAAATTGCATTATAAAAGAATACGTGCCGTCGCTATTCAAGGTGATAGAATCAATATCATCCTCGACTTCCTGATGTTCTATCATTTCATAGATACTATCATTGTAGAAAAAATACTTTTGCCATTTGGTTTCATCTTGCAACTTTTCTTTCCATGAACCGTAGTAACTTTCCTTAGTTGAATATCCTAATGATATACAAGTATTTTCGCACCATTTTTCGATAGACTCAGTTGATTCTATTTTTCTTAATTTCCCTATGTGGGTTTCTGTTTGACTCATGTTATTATTATTTTTTAAGTGGTTATTCTTTAGTATTCTTCACGTTGTTCAAAAACTGGATGCATTCTTTCTAAACATCTCATTGCCCTACTCATCACCCTCGCAACATCATCATTCTCGCCTTCCGAGAAATAGAAATATCCTTTTATTTCAGGCGTAGAAACATCGTCTCTTTGAGTTCCAATTACTATATGTAGGTAGTCGCATTTATTGCTGTCAATCGCTGCGAACACCCCCACCTTGTAAATATATGATGTCCCTTTATTAAGCCATTCGTCCGTCAAAGCATCTTCATTTACATCTTCAATGTAGTGTGTGAAATAATGCCCTTCACCTTCGTATTCTTTGAATTGAGGGTATCTTTCGCATAAATGATTTATTAGAATTTCTTTCATTTTATATAAGTTATTTTATTTGCTAATTTTAATGTTTTTTCTTTCTTAGAAAATTCAGTACATCATGGTGGCTTATCTCATCAATACTCATCATACAAAGCGCATTTTTTATGTACGATACGGTATGTTCAACTATTTTCTCATTTGAAAGTAATATAAAATCTGGGTTCATTAACCCTTCTGGCATATCAACTGAAAGTGGGTAATCTTTTTCAAATTGTTCTACCTGTTCCTCTGTTGTAGGAAATCCTACCCAGTTAGGTAAATAGACATAGCCTATTGATGTATTGGGTTCTACCCACATCCTATCAGATGCCATCGCTTGGTTTATTTCTTCTGAATCAAGTGAAGATGTGCAAACAATAGCACCTCCACGAATTGATAATTGTTCTAATAGTTTTTCCATATATTTCATTTTATATAAGTTATTTTATTTGCTAATTTTAATGTGTGTTTACATCTGATTTACTGAATGATTTGATACGATTAGGTGTTGTTGATTTATAGTTATCAATGACTAAATCTAACAGATACTCGTATGTGTTCATATAGGTACTCAATAGTATTTTATAAACATTGTTTGGCAGCACCCAATAGTTATGCCTTTTCGGTTTTGTCTTCATTTTTCTCTTTTTTATACTTGTCTATTTTACCTACATCGAGTTCTTCATTGTAGAGTGCCTTGTAAAGATTCTGTAAACCATGTAAGGTATACACACACGTAACATATACCCCATTGATAAATACATCAAAACAAGGTTCATCCCAATTGTGGTCTTCTAATTCCAAATAACAATTGTCGTTTTCGGACAATACAAATACATAATCTGATTTTCTCTTGACTTGCTCAAGTTTCCCCATTATGTATTCGCTTAAGTCTATCCCTTTACTGAATCTGTTAAATAAATTATTGTCTACCGATGCTATGTAGATAAATAATTGGTCTACTTCTATTGTTACCCAATCATCGACAAACATATTATTCAGTATAAGATTGCCTACTCTTAAGTCTTTTGCGTTGATAATTTCGTGGTATTCCATAATTATAATTCTTTATTTACGTTGTAATCCTCTCTTAAATACTTCACTAACCAAATTGTCAGTATGAATGTAAGTATTATCCATAGCCACCATAGACGTTGCCAAAAGTTCGGTTTGATGATTTTTAATATCGGAATCTCATTGGTAATTATCTTACTCTCTACTATCGTGTCTTTTTCGGTCTTTATTTGGCGTATGGTGCGTTCTTTCCACTTTACTATGGTAACTACACTATCTTTGCCATTTGAGGTTATTAGGGTGTCTATATCGTGAACCCAAAGGAATTGAACCGTAGTGTCATATCTCCACCCTTGAATCGTGTCTTTGATGATTAACGTGTCGGATTTGGTCTGTAACCATCCCTTAGACTCACCACGTTTTATCCATGCCTTTTGACTTGTGCATGAACTCAGACTAACGATGACAAAAAGCACCGCAAGACTTGCCTTGTTTATTGTAATTTTCATATATTCCCTTTAATTCGATTTTAAACATTTCCGCTTCGCACTCTCTGGCTAACTGCCTTAGTGATTTACCATTCCCCATTATTGAGTAGAACTTTACCCTTTTGTCTTGGTATCTATCCTCAAACTCAACCATCCTATCAAATTCATCCCTATCCATATACCACAATGCCTTATATTCCTTTTCCGATTTGAAGAAACACATCGAACATCCACCCCTCAACATATATGCAGGGAATCTGGGGTGCAATCCGTAAACATCAAGTATCGCTTCGCAATCGGCTCTACTATGTCCATCATCCTGCAATGGGTAACTATACTTGACATTCGCCATCATCCCGTAATTACCCTCTCTTGCGGTTTCGTCTGCGTTCAATCCTATCATCAGTTCACATTCGCCTTGCTCTTTTAAAAACCTATCAATAGGCTCAATCTTGAACAATCTCGTACAATAACGCTTCATAGATGAAGGCATGAATTTCTGCCTGATGACTCCATCCAAAAGATTATCGACCAATTCACCTTTTATCTTCGTGCTGGGCTTCAATCTGATAATCTCGAAATCACCGCCATGCAGTTTCTTTAACTTTTCTTCTACCAAATCCATTCTATCGTACATCTTCTGATGCTCCGCTCCCGTATCGCACCAAATAGCCTTCGCCCATTTGCCATACAATATGCACATGGTCGTACTTTCAACACCGCCAGAAAATGAGATAAATCGTTTCATGCCTTTTGAGAGCAACTTGATAGGATTATTAGTATAAGTAGGTGTTTCATTTTTGATTTCTTTGTTTACAATATTTGCAATTTTGTTTATGAATTATACCACCTCTTTGAAATCCTTGAAATAGTATATATTCGCACGAATCATGTTCTATTGTCATTACATTATCGTCGCTGCCTTTTGAAAGCAATATTGTGTTTGCCGATGGTGTTTGTCTTTTTGAGCCGCTTACATCGTTGTTGTAATTTCTATCGCAACTTGATAGAAGGATTAAGGCTATTATTAGTTGTTTCATTGGTTATCTTTTTGTTTTATAATTAACTCAACACTATCCGCTTTAACATTTGTAACTTTACCCTTACCTAATTCAATGTGCCACAATCTCATGAATAATAGTGTGGTTGATATATGGAATGCTAAACCAATTTCGTGATTCCATACGCTATAAAGGGCATTTAAGCACATTAATAAATAACAGATATAGTTTATTATATTATTTGGTTGTTTCATTTCTCTATTGTTTTGGTGGTGTGGGTGTCTTTATACAATATTTCTCTTGCTGTGTTTATCGTCCAAACGGCACTATCTGTACTAATACAATCGTTAAGAATATTCTTTACTATTTCAATCTTTTCTTTCAGCACCTCTATCTCCTTTTCAAGTTGTGAGGTTTGGGATGTGGCGTATTGTTCGGCAACAACAAATGCAAATCGTTTTTGTTCTTTAGATAAATCAAACCCTGTTTCATTTGTCAAGTCATCTATTCTTTTATAAAATTCTTCTTTATTCATTGGTTATTTATTAGTTGTTTATCAATCCTTTCACATAGGATAATCAAGTCATCAGTAGTGCCATCTGAGAAATATTGTTTTGCCATTTCTAAAGTATCCCTCAAAGCCTTGTTTTCTTCCTCTAACTGCTGCTCCCTTGTTTTACTTTCAGTTGTTTTTGGTAGTTCAAAATCAGTCGGCACTCCTTCGAGGATGGTGTAACCTTCACTTTTTAAATCTACATACTTGTTAATCACTATCTTATTTTTATCTGTTGATATGTACCATATTTCACCGATATCTATATTGTCATTGGTTACATGGTGAACATTCCCACCTCCCAATGACTGCAAGAAAGGGATTACCAACTCCCTATCTCGCTCGGTGTTTATCTTTACCGCTATCTTTTTGTTTATTACTGATTTCATTTTACGGTGCTATTAGATGTTCGTTCTCCCTGCGATAGTTTATCAATGCCTGAATCACCACCTGTGTCAATGTACACTTAGGCTCCATGTTCTCCCCTATCGCTATCATGTCAGACTTCAACCATGCCTCGGATTTTACAACTATCATTGCCTTGGATCCTCCCCTCGGCTGATGTGTCCTGTCCGTCTTGTTTCTCGATTTCTTTTTCTTGACTTTCGCTTTCATGACCACAAATGTATTACAACGTATTATAAAAACCAAATAAAAATGCCCGAAATTTTACTTTCAGGCACCAAATATATGTTAATGTGTTGTTTGAGTGAGTGTTACAAATGTGAGAATTGTATGTACTTAGGTTTGCCTTGTGCCGAATACATTCTCTGAAGGTCTTTAATTGATTTGCCGAACGTCTTTTGGAAATGAGGGGCATCTCTAAATTTCCAATCTATGCCTGCTTCCCATCCGTACATCTTGAATATCCTTACCACTTCCGTCCAATCTGCAACTCCGTCACCATCAAAATCGACGTTGGTTTCCCATGATGCCGTTTCAAACGTGCCGTTACCATCCTTGTCTTTTAAAAGAACAACATCCACGGCTAAACCATAGTTGTGATAGGATTGTCCGCCTTTTGCATTGGTGACTTTTGGGCGTTTAAGAAATAGTTTGTCTTGTTCTTCAAATGTTCTCAAGGTGTAGGCGAACCTGCAAATCGCCCTTCCGTTCAATGCTTCGCATATCTCATTATATATCTCATGCGTCTCATCCTTTAACAGAGGGTGCATTAGTTCTATCCTGTCTAATGTTACTTGGTCTTTCATGACTTATACTTATCGGGGTTTAACGGATCGGGAGAAAGGTTTGTAGGTTTTGGTGATTTTCCGTAACGCGTATCCTGCCTGTTTATGAAATTGGTGATTATCGGCAGAATAGGGGCGATTCCTCCCGCAATGATTGCCTTTATGGATTTCCTGTCAAAGGTGAACGGGTCGGTATCCTCCATAAGGAAGGTGCTCAGATAGTATCCTACCATGGAACCCAAGAACACCTTTACGAACGAACCCGTAGGGGTGTTCAGAAATATGCCTATTTTTTTCTTCATGATGATACAAATATAATATTTAGCACGTTAGGTTGTTGGGTAAAGAAAATGCCAACCCTGCAATTGGATTGGCAAACTTAAGAATTTCTCATCTTAAGGGGGAAATAACTGCGGGGCTGACTGCTTGTACTTCGCAGGTGCTTTTTGAATCTTATTCCAATCGGTTTGCAACCCTTTCGGTCATGTAATTCAAAGTTTTCGCCCCTTTCTTAATAAATGTTTGCAAAGACAAACGGACTCGAACCGCTACCAATGGTTTTGGAGACCTTTATTCTGCCATTAAACTATATCCTTGTGTGACATTGCAAATATAAATACATTTTTTCTAAAAAACAAAACCCTCACTATTTCTAATGAGGGTCTTAGATAACCACGAATTATGAACGAACTCGTCTATGCCTCAGTCAGAAGTGCCATCGACTGCTTTAACGCGTCAATAGTCTCTGGTTCTTCTGTCTCAAGATATACATAGAAAGCCAATCTGTGATTCTTCTCGTTCTTTCCGTAGTTGAATATCGGCTTCTTTATCTGCTTCTTAGTCTCAGGGTCATGCTTGTGATATGTCCTTGTGATGGTGTTCACGCTGAATAGTTTCATCTCGATTGCCTTGGCGACCAATACCATTCTTGCATGCTCCTCTTCCGGTGTGATGTCCGTAGCGTCCGTTCTGTCAAGGAACTCGTCCTTCAGTGCCGGTCTGAATTTAATCAGTCTGTCGATGTTCTCCCTTAATTCATTCACATCAACGGTGTCTGAATCCTTAATCATAAGTTCCGCACCTATGACTCTCAGGCGACTGTCTCCAAGTCCGCCATGTTCCGGTTCGTTCCACAATCTCGACATGAATAATGCCTCCCTTGCTTTCGCCTGTGCCACAATCTTTCTTTCCGCTACCGGATCGTCGATTCTGAACCATGCCGAAAGTTCCCCTTGGTTCTTAGGGTTGTCTGCGTTCTGTCTGCTATATTCCGAGAAATACAATGCAAGGTCCGGGTCTGTGATTGAAAGTCTTCCGTCCACAACTTCTGTAAAATTCTCCTTGAAGGTAAGTATTCCGAGTTTGTGGTCCATTATACCAGGAGTCCTTGAATACCTTATCTCGACTTCCTGACCATCCTCATTGTAGATTCTTGAACGGAACTGAAGCCCCATACTTTTAGGTTGAAGTAGCAATCCCTTGTTCCTCGGGTCCGGCTTAACCAGATCCTCCTTGTATTTGACGAGTAACGGCTTTACCATTCTACCGTCTACGAAGTTCTCCGAGAATTTCCTTCTGAAAGCGTCGAACGCCTTTCTGTACTGTTTGTGCTCAGGCTTATTATAGTTGAGCAGTTCGTTGTTAATATAAATCATGATTTTTTCGTTGGTGTTATCTGTTATCTATGCAAAGGTAAAAAAAGGAAACGGGATTTTACTCCCGTCTCCCTCAATAGTTTAAATTAGTTAGGCCGGTTGCAACCATATCATCTGGTTTGCACCTAAGATATGGGCACCGATATCGCATCTCATGTAGGTAGCGGATTTGTCGATGTCTGTTACTTTCATACCAGGACCGGAACCGCTTACTGACCAGATTTCCATTTTTCTTGAATATCCGTTCTTCTCCTTGTAACGTGCTCCGATGTTGTCGACCATCTGACCTGATTTCGCGTCACGTTTCTTCAATACCGGAATGAACATACCTGCTCCTTCGTAGATTGAACCTGTGATACCGAATGTCTGTCTGTCGCTGAATGCCATCTCGACGTCGAACATGAAGTTCCTTTGGGATTTCTTCAATGCTGTGAATCCGATATTTACGGCTTTCTCAACTGTAGGGTCTGCGAACTGGATGTTTGTGTTGGCAAGGTATGCAACCAATAGGTTCTCCAATTCATCCTGCAATGATTTAGAGAATGAACCCATAACGTAGTCACCTGCGTAGTTCCTGTCAAGGATACGGCTCCATGCGTCGAAGTCCGTTACCGACAATGAACCCGGAGTGTAAGTCTGGTTGTTACCTAACGCCTGAATGGTAGGAACGACACCTTGGGTTGTCTGAACGGCATTACCGCTATCGTCAACCAATGTACCGTCACCTGCAAGCCCCATGAGCAATGCTCCTGAAATCTGCTTGTTCATTCTCCATTCCATGTCAAGGAAGTTTACGTTGTACCAAGTATCGCCTGATGCAACCTGACCGTCTGCCATGGTTACTCCGTTGAAATTAGCCCATCCGCCTGTCATCCATGTCTGGTTGGTTTGCTCAGAACCGCTCACTTCCAATGTCTCCTTCATGATCTGAGTGTAGTTCACCCTTTCGATAGCGCTTGGAACGATACCTTTAGGCTGACCTGTCTTCTCTGCGAAGGCGTTTGTGGTAAGTGACATTTCCTCATTGGCATCAACCGCAGGAAGTCTGTATGATGCACCTGCACCCAATGGAGCAACGGTAAGAACCGGCTGAGATGGAGTGGTTACGTCGATTGACTGGATGAAACCTTTCTGCCCGCCCTTGAAATTAACGATGTCGTTAAGACGTGGATAGAAGTTGTTATTGGTATCTACATCGACTGCTGCCAATGTGATATCCATGGTTGCACCTGCTGCTGGTTGTGCTACACCGGCTCTCGCTTGGAATGTAGGGTTTTTCAACTGGTCTTCATAGTGCGAATATTGCATCTGAGCGACAGGAAGGACGAATCCCATTTGTGCCAATTTCAGATACCATGATGCACCTTGGTCGCCATAACGACGGAAGAGTTTAGAAAGTTTGTCCGGTTTGTGGACATCGAATGCGGACACTATGTTATTCTGATAGGTTGCCGCAATTTGTGGAATGTTTGCCATTTTGTTTGTTTGTTTGCTTTTTTGTTAATGTAAGTTAGGGATCGGTGATTTAGACCTACATGTAACCTTGGGCTTTGTACATAGGATCGAGGATATCATCCACGGTCTTAGGTTTGTCATTACCTGCGGGTACTTTGGTTTCAATCTTGAGGTTTGACGGGTTGGAATACTTCTTTTCAAGTTCCAGACGAATCTGCGCCTCTTTTTTTGAAGAGATTGACGTGGTGACTTTGTGGATGTTCTTTGCAATGATTCTGTCGTAGTGTTTCGGAACGAGTTTCAGGAAATTCTCCTGATTCAGTTCGAGTCCCTTACGTTCAGCCTCCTTGACGACAGCCTGTACTGCCTCCTTCATCTCCTCCTTTGACAATGTGATATTGTCTATAACCTCGAATGTTTCGTTGCCGTTACCATCCTTTCCCTTCGGTACTTGTACTGGAATCTTGGCAAAAACCAATTCTTGCTTTTCAGTAAGATACTTGTCCCACGAATCACGTATGACCTCTCTCCTTTCCTGAATCTGCCTTATTGTTTCGTTAGGCGTTCCCGCCTTAACCTTGTCAAGCACGTCGGATATCTCCTTCTGTGCCTTCGCTGCGTTTCTCTCAAGTCGGAATGACTCGAGTTCAGCATCCTCCTTCGCCCTTTCAAGTTCGATTCCATCCAAATCTTCTTCATTAGGAATGGTCGTCTTATACTCCCTTGCGATTGACTTTCTAAGCAAATCGGCTTTGGTGGCGAGTGAAGGGTCTTTGATTATCTCTGCGAGGACGATTGCCTCGATAGGGTCTTTCTTATCGGTAGCGTCGAAATGCTTTATCTTCTCGAATACCGATGGTGAATCTATGCCAGTAGTTTCCGCAAACGTATTGAGTTCCCTCAGTTTGTCATTGTGAAATTTGGCAATGGGAGTTTCCTCAATCTCCCTATATTTCTTCTGTACCTCCCTTAATGAGTCTACCTCATTCAAGGTATTTCTGATATAACCAGCATCTTCTATTGAAGTGAAGTTTGTTCCGAGCATCTCGTTGATTGCACGAAGTTTTATATCGTCGGCAATCTGGTCGGGTTCGGGAGTCGGTTCAGGCGTTGGCTCTGGATTCGGCTCTGGCTCAGGTGTAGGTTCGGGATTTGGTTCAGGTTCAGGAGTAGGGGTCGGTTCTGGTGTCGGTGTCGGATTCTCTTTCGGAATTTCCAAACCTTCCATAAACTCGGCCATCATTCTTTCTGTAGCAGGGTCATTTTGTTCTGTCATAACATTCTGTAATTATCTGTCTGCAAATATATACAGAAAGAAAATACGTTGTTACGACTGACTTTTAGGGTGTTTTTTAGTCATCGAGCATCATTTTTCTCCTAAATTCAGCATTCATATTCTTAATTCCTCCGATAGCACGACCTGTTTTTACATCTGTAAAAGATTTCTTCAGTCGCTTCTTCTTTGGTTTTTTAACCTTACCATACTTACTTGAAAAATATTGTTTATACTGCTTCGGTGTCATCTCGACTTCCGTTTCGGAATTATCGCTTTTTTTGACAATTTTTACTTTTATTTTCATTATTATAGTATATATAGTATAGTAAGAATATATAATTGACTTAGAATGAGGGCTGATGAGCGGCAAAATGTGTCCCTTCCCTAAACGTCTAAATAAATAGACATAAAGAGATTGGACACTAATGCTTTTATAATTGACTTGAGAAGTCGGGAGTTTCGCATTAGCCAATGTGATGTTCTTATCCATTAGCAAGGGAGACTGTCAAGGCTATCGTTTCCGATTGAACACCCTGTCACTGTCCTTCGGCTCTCCCTGCCCCTTTCGGAGTGTGTCAACCGATTGCGGTTCGCAGCATACTTTTACCGCTTTAAGATATGATTAAACGCGTCCTGTGGCTCATACATCATATCCGAGTGTAGGACTTGACTTAAAAAGAAAAGCCCCACTTAGGGTATTAAGCGAGGACATTTCCGAATATTCTATGGATTTGAATACTTTCTATGTAATCTGTGTCTAATACCCTAAACACGAGGGCAAATATAGGAATGATTTTTTAATTTCCAAATTATTTTTTCGGTTCGATTATCGTATAACCTCTTTTTCTTAGAAATTCGACGCATTGCTTAATCATAGCCGAATCGTAATCCCTTTTGACACCATTCATCATATCGCTTACAAACAAGAGTGCGTTCTCAAAGGTTTTCAGGTCATGGTACTTATGGGTATCGAAGGTGAACACCTTTCCGCTCTTAGGATAGACGTCAAACATCTTTTCTCCCATTTCGCTCAATAGTCTGTAATGGCTGCTTGCCACCTTCTTGACATCGAACTCGAATCCGTTTTCTTCCAAGAATCGGTCGAATCTTTCTTCTATTGCTTGTTCTTTTGTCTTCATGCCCATTGTTGTTCAATAGAAAGCCCTCCGATGAAAGAGGGCAGTCTAAAATGAAAAATACTCTAATTCTCAGAATATGTTAAAAACGTGGTTATCTATGGCAAATGTATTACATCGTATTGTAATTGCCAAATTTATTTAAAAAAATCCCCGAGATTTTATTCCCGAGGATTAGTACACACTTTATAAATACACAAGTAAGAACTGTTCTAACTTTCTTTTGCAGGGTTCAGATTGGTGACTAAATAATAGTGAAGTGCTTCCTTCTGTTCGGTGGTGAGTTCCCCTTCTACCGATAATATGACCTGCTTCTTATCATTCCCGAGATAGAGTCTTACCTCCTTCTCTTTCTTAGACACGACTATCTGGTGTCCGTTTTCGCGAATCTTGTCCGCAATGGTGATTATATGCTTCATTTCTTTGGTGTTGTTGGTGTCGGTTTATCCTTTATAGCCTTGATTTTCTTCTCCTCAAGTTCTTCGTGAACCTCAAGTTCCTTGTCCTGCTGCTCGATTTCCATTCCTTTTGTGATGATGTCGTTCTCAAGGTCCAGCCCTTTGGTCAGTCGGATTTCATTCATCTTTAGACTACCTTGTAATTGGATTGTCTTCCGCTTTTCTTCTTCCTGGAGCATCAGAGTCTTGCGTTTCTCATTCTCCTGTAACATCAGCTGATTATTCTGCAATTCTATTAACTGCTGCTGTTGCTGTGCCTTTGTCTGTTCAAGCATCATGTTCTGCTGACCCTGTGCTTCGATTGCCGCCTGTTGCTGTTCTTCCTGACGTTTGATTGTCTGCTGTTCCTTATGGGCAAGGTATGCCTGTGCGAATTTGAGCATCCCTCTCTGCAAAAATGAGTTTATCATAAGATAGTCACTCATGCTTATCATCGGGACACCTTGCCTACCAACCGACATCGCCTGTTGTGCAGCCTGAAGTATGATTTGCTTCTCCCCTGCGTCGGGTCTTGCCTCTATCCTTATTCCAAACATGGCATTGTTGACCTCGGCACCTATCTTGAGCGTTTCGGTAATATTCTTACCCAACGCCTTATAATAGGACAATTCATACATTCCGTTGTGTTTGACAATCAGTTGTATTCTCTGTGCAACATTTCGGCACAACCTCTCTTTAATTGTGAGATACGAATAATATAACGGTTTGAGGGTGTTCTGTGCAGCCTGCATAGAAAGTTCCGTTACCCCTACCAATTGGTCGGCAGTCGGTGAACTTCCGTCGGCAACCCTGTTTATTCCGATAATCTGCCTAATCATCTCGATATTTGAGTTGATAAGGAAGAAAATCTCCTGCATCTGTCCTCCTACCCCACCCTGCAACTCCTGAATAGGTTTGTAATTGGTGGCGGTCGGCATATATGACCTGTGGGTTCCGACCTGATATAGCAAATCTCCGGTAATGGATCTGATTTTTAGAATGTCAAGGGTATTGAGTTTCTGATTTCCGACCGTCACGTTATTGAGTGAACCTACCTCGATTGCAAGTCCGGGAGGTGCTGCCTTGGCGATAAGGTTCTGAAGTCTCAACCATGCAAGTTGAATCGAATCCAATAGCGGAATCATTCTCTTGACATAGGAACCTGCCTTCATCTTGTAGGCGTGGAAACTAAGGTTTGCCTGAGAAGGCGTAGGTCTTGGCACGTTGAACTGATGTCCGTAATCCCAAGCATATACCGTACCCACTATCCACTTGCATTTGTAGACCATTAGGGTCTTGGTGACGTGGGTCTTGCGTTTGTCGCTATTCTTGACACGTCCGAACTCGTCTTCATGTACGACGGTTTCGCCCTCATTGTTTACACGTTCGGTAATGTATTTGTAGTCATCGGATTTGAACTCGCAGTCAAGTACGCATACCCTGAAATTATCCCAAAGATACCATCCCGTAACGGGGTCTATGGTCCAGTTCGAGAATGTCTGAGGATTTGAGAACTGATTGAGTACGCTTTTTGCGATTATCTCAAGTTCGTCGTTTGTGAAACATTGCTTTCCGTTCTCGTCCACGAGCGAACGCATCTGAGCGATGGTATAGAAGGTGTACTCCCCTGCGAACGGCATGTTTGTAAATTCATCCTGATTGGTGTATGGAAGAACCATGAGTGCGGGGTCGCAGTATCTCACCTTGACTTTCTGAGTGTCGGGGTCGAGATAGTCCTTTGTGCATGCGACTCCGAGTTCAAATAAGTCCTGAATGACCTTACGCTTTATCTCCTTCATTTCGGAAATATCCATGGTGTACTTGATTGCCGCTTCAATGCTTATCTCGCTTCTGAGTTTGAATCCTCCGAGTGAGGAGAACATTTCAAGTTCCTGCATGGTTTCGGGCACATAGTTTGACCTCGGTATCTTGATATCCGCCGCTTCCTCCATCTGTGCCATATATCCCTGCATCTCCTTCTCTACCCATAACGCCCATTTCATCATCTCACGTTCGGTAGAAGACTTGTCATCAACTCCGTCAGCGTAAATGTCATGTTCGATTTCCTCGAACATTCCGAGTACTATGTTCTTGAAGTTGGGTGCTACCGATAGGATTTCAAAGTTAATGTCCATCCAACCCTTTCTTGCGTGGTCGGAAGGCTGACTTCCAGGACCTAATTCACCTTGTGCGACGGTCTGCTGATTGGGCAGTGTCGGCACGCTTGGGTGATTGATACCGAGTCGGTCCATGTACTGATAGGGGTCCTGCACACCGCTTCCGTATTGTCTGTAACGTGCGAAAAGGTTTACATCGGAGAAGTTTATCCCCGCAAGTCCGTTCCTATAAAGGTAATGTATCGCTTGGCAGTATTGGATATTCCATTCCTTCTTGAGTTTGGTTGCGGGAGGAACGTCGTGTCTCGGAAATCCGTATATGCCTTGTCCGTCGGCAGTTGGTGCATTAAGGTTCATCGTCAGATATGAATTGCTACAAAGTTAAGGTTTACGTCGGTATGTTGTTACTTGCCGAAAAACCTTCCGTAGTAGTCCTGCATTGGATTACCTCCGTCGGGTTTGGTATTCTGCACTTCCTTGTTAAGGTCGTCGAGATAGTTGTCCGCCCCGAGCATTGCATAACCTGCTGCGGTAAATAGGTCATAGTTAGTCATGTCGTCTACTCCCTTAATCTCGTAAATCTGATTGAGAAGGTCGTTGTGACGTTCCCTATGGCAGTGCCTTTCCACTTGTATCTGAAGAAGTTGAAATATCCTCTGTTTGGTTCTTTCATCGGTCTGCTGACCACCTTGCTCGTCGTATTTGCCTTTCTTGTATTGGTGTACGAGCATGAACTCGCAATCGTTCCTTGTGAAGTACTCCCTTACCTTCTCGACGTTGGTTTCGGGATACATCGGGCATCCGTAGTACCAGCACATCATGAGCATATCCTCACAGAAGTCGTCGGTAGTGGGAGGTCTGTAAAGGTAGGTGCAAATGAATCTTGCCGACTCCCAATCATCAATCGGTTTCTCGAAAGGGTCTTTTCTTATATCGTGCCCCCAATAGACCGCACCTCCTCCCAATGACTGCTTGGAGCTCTTGGTTTTGTCTGAACGATATGGGTCGGCACCTGCACAATAGTAGACGTTGTGGGCTGTCCAACTCTCAAGTGATGAGTCCCATGTAATCTTGTTTGATTCCGACGAGTCGAGTCGTTTAGATAATCTGAACCTGCCATTTTCGTGTTCTTCAAATATGACCGTTCCGAACCTTACTCCGTTCTTCCATTTGAAATCCCCGTGGATTACGGCGGTTCTGTCAACCCTGAGTTCGTCCATGCGTTCCTCAAGTTTCTGCATATTGAAGAATGGTGACTTGATGTTCGACCTGAAACACCCTCTGAAAGTCGTCGGGTGTTCACGTTGGAACTGAAGCAGTTTGTCTTTCTTAGGGAGTGTCTTCAAGTGTTCAAGGGTGTTCTCTATGAATTGTCTTGCACCGATTTTCTTCCCTATGAAGTCCGACTGCTGCTGAGTAGGGGTATCTATTACGGACATTCCATATTCGTCGACAAATCCTTCAAGTCCGTCCCATGCAGGTATGAATAGGATATAGAGTCCAGAAGCGGTCTGTCCGTTTGCGTTCCGTTGTCCCCACATGCTTGAGTCGCATAGTTCTCGGAACTGCTGACCGCCTCCCGCATCCATTTCTCCGACGGTAGAAGTATGTATCGAGAACCCGTGAACCTTTGAGTTTCCTCCCGTGGATAGGGTCAGTTGTACGACCTCCCAACGCTTATTGATGTCTACATCTTTGGTTTTGCCGACCTCCTCATGGTGGTAGAAGAATAATTTTGTTCCGTCAAATGCAAGTTCGCCACTGGCACGATACTCAATCTCACTTCTCAATGACTTGTTCGACCTTCTCTTTATTCCAATCTTACCTCTTGAAGCCGATGGATAGAACCTGAGTTTTGCTTTCGGGTTGTCACCTCCGTCATGATTCGGCTTTAGGAAGAACGGCATCTGACTCCACGGATCAATAACGTGCTTCTGAAATACGTCACGTCCGCTATCGTCCGTCATGGATTGAATACCGCCCCTCGCCCTTATGAGTAGGCTGATGATGAAGTAGTGTATGCAACTCGTCTTATAGGTAGCCCCTTCACGTCGGTGTTTGGGGTATATGAATCCGAAGCATGAAGGGTCGAGTTTGCAGAATCTCGCAAAGTGAAAGAATCGTCTGTCACGGTCACGGTACTCAGGCAGTCCGATATCGAGTTCAAAGAAGTTTAGATAGGCATAGTGCCACCCGTCGATATAGGTCGCCTTTCCGTTGTTAAAGAACCAATATCCTTCAAGTATGTGTTTCCACTGAGCCTTTATGTACTTGATTTCATCCTTGTAATAGTCGATGTTGGTTTCAATCTTATCCCAAATCTCCTCCTGGGTGAGAAATTCTCCTTTTTCGTTCTGTTCCTCCTGCAGTTCTATAATCTTTGCCGGAATCTGCTGAATGTTGAATTTCTGCTCGACGGCAGGTAGTCCGAAGTTGTCAATCTTATCCCAACGTGGTGTTTTAGGCAGGGGGACTCTGATGGTATCGAGGTCGGGGTCTTCGAGATTGAAGTCTATGAATGTTTCTCCGTCAGAATATTGAAGGAGTATCGACTTGGGAATGTTCTTGTACTTGATATCCTTGTTATTCATCATCTTCGGGCATATCCATTGCTTCAAATTCGTCATCGCTCAGTTCCGCTACGGTAGTTTCCACGCCTTTGTCCTTTATTGAGGTGGCGATATCTTCGGGAGATAGTTTTATCCTGTCCCGATTGATGGATTTGTAGAGCGACTGCATCATTGCCTTGGTTTGGTCGTTGGAAACGAGGTCGTTCTGAGCCTTGGTGTATGATTCCTTGATTTCGTTGAGTTCCTTGATTTTCTCAGAGTTGCCTAAAAAGACATTCTTCATTGCACGGAAATACATCGCTTCAAGAAGTATCACGTGTGAGTATTCGAGGTCACAATGCAGTTTGATGAAGGCTACCGCCATGTCTGCGGCTTTATAGTCCCTTCCTTGGATGACATCTTCTACGGGTTTCTCGAACTCCTGCTTGTCGTTGAGTCCGTATCCCGCATCGAGCATGGCACGAACCTTCCTTTGGGTCAAGTCCTTGTATTTTACTCTGTAAGGGGAGTTCTTGTCATAGACATAGCAGATGTATTTGATTATTGTATTTCTATCGAGTTGAGGGAGGTTTTCTCGGAACTCATCGTAGAGTGCGAGTTCGGGGAACTGATGTATGAAGGGTTTGTCCATATCCGCTTCAAAGACGTTGAACATCATCCGCTTGAAGTCATCGGGTGTAAATTCCATATTGTTTGTTTGAAAAAAAACGAGGGTTTAACGTGATTCACCCACAACGTAGAGGGTTATTTCAAAGCGTCTACGATAGCACAGAATAGTGCATCTTTCTTCTGTTGAAATAAGGGCAATTGGTCGAATGGTACGATACAAGGGTGGGTTTTTGCTTCCGCATCCTTTGTTTCTCCATACACCCATCCATCGGCGATTTTTTCAGCCATCCATGAATTGTGCTGAGCGTCATGTCCTGCATTAGGGTTGTCCATCTTGAACAACACCCCTTTAACGGCAGAATCCCTTTGCCACTCTTCCGCTTCTACCCAATCCTTTTGGGAGTTATCGGAGTTTTGTTCGCACCATGCCTTATTTGCTTGGTGACACACGATAGCGATACTAAACGCTTGGTGGAAGTTCGGATGTGATACTAATTCTTCTGTCATATATATTTTATTTAATGGTTATCTACCGCAAAGGTTTGTTTTTTTCTCGATATATCAAAGACATCGCCTGTTTATGTGGTACGGGAACTGCCTTGGAGTAGAACCACTCCCTTGTAAATTTGGGTATGAGGACATCCTTGGATACTTCTCCGTTCTTGTAGTACCCGTATCCTTCGGGGTGCTTTTGGGAGAACTCGAGATAGAACTCCTCCTCATCCTTGTACCACTTGACGCTTACCTTACTCATGGAACCTTCGTATTTTTCGTAGACGTTTGGGTATTCTATTCCGTTGATTGCTTCGATGTCACGCACGGTTTCCTTGAAATGGTTTCTTGCCAACAGAAGTTTGTAGTTTGGCACGACGTTCATCTTGGGCTTCTTTCCGTGCTTGAGATATATCAGAAGATTGTGTTTGGGTATGACGAGGATAGAGTCCGCTTGAATTTGCTTGGAATACATCTTGTATCCGACATTATAGTAGGGCAGTTCTCCCGACATACATTCGCATCCACGACCACCCAAACCTAACTTCTTGGCATAGGAGTGGAGTTCCTCCCAATCATTGTCTGGATTGTCTGATACGAGTTTCTTTAGGTCGGTGAATAGCATTAAAATCCTGCTAAGTTGTAATCTTTAAATATTTCCTTTAACCTTTGAGGTCTTTCTTTATCCCAAAATGATTGAAATTGCAATATGCCAATACCTTGTATTAAGATTGCACTTGTTTTGAATTTACTCTGTTTCCAAAGTTTTTTAATTAATTTTTCTCTCATGATTTCAAATATTCCTTAATAATCTTAATAGCGTCATCGAGTTCCCAACAGAACTCCGCCTTGTACCCGAGGTTTCTCAATCTTCTAAGACTCCTATCCTGCTCTGCGTAATGGTCATATACCTCTATCACGTTTCCGTTCCTATCCAATCTTTTCTTCATCATCTTCTTCAAAGTTCCGCTCAACGTATATGGATTTGCCGCCTTGAGTTCCAAAAACAGACCATGGTATGTATTGGTAGGGTGGTAGATTGCAAGGTCTGGAACTGAGAAGTCGGGGTGTTGAAGTTTGGAGTTGCGAAGTTTTTGTGGTCCGCTCAACTTAACATTGGATATGGTATCGCTCGAGAACATGACATGAGGATACTGAGATAGCAGATACTTACATATCGCTGCTTGGAGTTTGTACTCTATGAAGGTCGATGAGGTGGTTTTCTGTCTAAGCATTTACATTTAAACTTTCATTATGCAACCTTACCAAATGTTCTGCGGTTGCCGTATCCATCTGACCGCTTGTGATTATGAAGTAGTTCTCACTGATTCCATGTTCGGTGTATCTCAGAGGCGACTTCGGTGCTATTATCCTGCACCAACAATCCTCTCCCATCGGGCACGGCAGAACTTCCCACTCCACTTTCAATGATTTATCTCTTGCTTCTATGAATGTCATGGTATGGTTACATTAACATTATGGGTTCCGTTGTATCTCTCATAGAGGTTCTTCCCCGCACACATGACCTTTACCGATACGTTGGGGGTATTGCAGGTGGTCACGTCGAAGATAAGCGATTCTCCCGACTTCATGTACAATGTCCTCGTATCTTTCGAGCAATTCAGAGTCCATCCCGACATATACGCCTTATACTTGATGCTTTCGGAGAATGATATCTCGACTTTTCGGATCTTCTTCTCATAGGGTTCCTTTTTGCAGCCCACCGCGAATGTCAGCAGCAGGAGTGCGAGTGTTAATTGTTTCATATTTCCTGATTTCTTATGATTGCATGTACTAACGCCTTAGAAAACCACCAATATTCTTGTTTGCCATTGAATGTTCTGTGTTCTTCGGGTTGCAATAAAACATTGCAATCCTTGTCAATAATCAATGTATCGTTCGGTTCAACATCTGCGTCGGCATATACTCCGTTCATGTATTCCTGGTTATTGCTGCCTACATAGCATGCCTTGACGAGTTTCTTGTTGGTCTTTGTCAGTGAGTCCGGCAGAATGAGTTTGGTAGATTTAATTTCCTTCTCCACCGGATTTACCAATATGTTTCCATTGAGCATGATTACATTGTAGATGTCCTTTCCGTCGATTACGATTGACTTCTGATTCATCCATTCCTGAGTGATGTATTTGGTGGTTGATTGGTCGTATTGCTTCCAGAAGGCGTCTGTTTCAGTAGGAGTCCATTTGCGTTTGGCGAGGATGATGAGGTCATAGGGGCAGAAGAAGTGCTGCACACCTTCGATTTCCACTATCTTGTCGCCCTTCTTTATTGAAGACACGAACGCCATATAGTGAATTATGACGCTATCTCCTACACGGAGTTCCATTTCGGTCTTCCATTCCATAGAACCTTCTTCGGGGACTCCCTGCCCTCTCGGAGTGCGTTCCTTCACCTTGTATCGGAGTCGGTCGGGTACTGCCACTACTTCACAGACGACATCTGAGTGACGTTCCGCTTCATTACCCCAAGGCACATATAGTTCGGTGGATTCGGATAGTCTAATCTTTGCGTTTGACTGCGTTACTTTCAGCAGTACGTTGTTATTTAGAGGTTTTATTGTCATGCGATATTAAATCCTAATTCTTCAAGTTTATCGACAATAACTCGGTCATATCCATCCAACATTTGGTCTATACTTCTTTTTGCATCAGAGATTAGATTAAGGATATTTTCGTCATTTATTTCCATGAAAGACTCCCTATCCGAAATGCCTACATTATAGAATATAAGACTCACTTCTTTCCACTTACGAATATCGCTACCAGAGGCATCGAAACATTGGTCAATTTTCTTATCGAGGTCTACCGATATCTTAAACACTATATCCCTATAGGTTTCTTTTCTTACCATTTTTATTATTTTACTCATTATTTTATTATTTCAGTTCAAGCAGTTTATTAAACATTTCCCTTATGTCATGCAGTTGGTTTACTGCGGTATCTGGGGATATTGATAGGTGTACGAGTTCGTGTATGATTCCCGTGTCTGTAAGGCAGACGTATGTAGGAATCTCCTTTAGGTAGCAGATGAAACAGGCGAGGTGCAGTGCATCCGTAAGATTATTGAGAAACCCCTCGTCTGTCATACAACTGATTCGGTAGTGGTGTTCCTTTAGTTCCTGATAGGACATGAGGAATTTCTTTCCGTCTGATAGGTATTCTATGCTCATAGAAAGTCTTTAAGTTTCTTTGCTTCCTCGGTTGTCATGCAGATGGAATCTTCGTGCATAGTACCTTTGGTCAATACATTCCAAGCGGTCTTTAGTCTCCATTTAAGACTTGGTTTTTTATTCCAACCATAACCATAGGTAAACATTGATAGGTAGTATTCCTCTGTAACATACTCGCCGCCTAATGTGTTGAAATTTACATCAACATCGTGCGTGACCAACAATACATGCTGACCACAACTGCACTCTATTTTTTCTTTTCGTGTTTTTGATTTCATTCTAAAATATGGTTAATTTGTTCTTATAGTGATGCAACCCATATAGTTCCGCAGACGGCAACACAAGTCATGTAATAAATATACAATATCATGGCATCAGCTACCACCATAAACTTCGTCATTGGCATTGTCGCCAATATAATGAACCCTAGTACAGATATTATCCTTAGCGGCATTCTTCCAGGATTATTGTTTGTTAATTCGAGGATTGAATAAAGTTTTCTTTTATCCAATGACTCCGCTATTAATTTTTCTATTTCTTTTTTTTCCATGATTATTCAAGTATATGGTTTGCTAAGTCTAAGAATAGGTTCTGACAATGGTGTACGGAGTTTATAGGGCATAGTATGGTACGTTCCGAATCCCAAGTATGTTCGTCATAAAGGCAGAGGTCATAGTCGTGCCCTTTGTATTCTGATGGTGCTATGCAGAATCCGTTGATGACCGACCCTATGAGGTTGAATCGTTCCGCCCATTCTGTAGTGAAGGGGATGGTTCTTAGATTATTAATAAACCTTTTGTCGCCAAAACTATCTATGTCAATTTGTGCATAATAGTCTTCGCTATCATATCCATTTCTCGCCTCAACCCAATTACCTATTTTTAATTCTCTAATTTCTATTTTCATATATTCGGTTTAAATTCGTTCATAAAATATCTTTCGTTCGGAACTATGAATTTCAGTTTGCCATGTTCCTTCAACCATTTTGCGGTCTTGGTGTACTGCTCGTTCCACACCTTGTACATATCGTTGTAGTCCTCTACGAAGTTGTCAGCGTTCGGATCAAACAACGCCCTTGTGAATGATAGTTCGATTCCAAACAGGTGTTCCATGCACTTCTCGACCTCCCTATCGAATCTTCTTTTCTGTTCTCTGTCGGTAGGGTTGTATCGGATGGTGAATACCTGCGGAACCACATCCTGCTCTATCGGATTGGGCAATAAAGGATTTGTGACTCTGACTATTCTAAGCATTAGTATTTAAATTGTTTTCAAATCTTTCTACCATTACAAGGTATCTGTTAGGTATAAAGGCAACTGTATTCCCATGCAGGAACAACTCAGTTGTCGAGTCTGACTGAATAATCGCTTCAGTAAACGCAAATTCCATCACTTCGGTCTCCGTAATGACTTTTGCTCTCCATACCTCGATTCCCGCCTTTGAATCTTGCACGTCTTTCTTTGCCTTTTTAATGATATCATCTATAAATGACCCAACGAAGAACCCTGACACAAATACTGTAATGCAGAATAATACCTCAACCATTGTCATTCTCCTTTCTTATCTTGTCGATGTTTCTAAGGCACTCATTGATAAGTCCCGTGTATTCCGCTTCTTTAAGTACGTCGCCCTTCCAATATCTGAGTTGTTTCTGATATGCCCCTATCTTGCCGAACAATTCTACAATCCTCGGGTCTTCTATCGGTTCGTCTTTGATAAATCCCGTCGTATCTTCAAACTCCGTCAAATCATCGTCCGTAACGCCTGTTGTTTGGGCAAATTCGGGGTTGATGTCTTGTCTTCCTGAGTAGTAAGGTGAAGGAATCTTTATATAAGAGGTGCCGTGCGGAACCATTATATCGCCTGATTTCAGATTTTCGATATTCATATCAATCATTTCATACTTATCTATCGAAGATTGTGGTGTCTGATGTGCCCTCTTGCGAAGCATCCCGACAATGAAGGCGATGGCTCCGAGAATAAGAAGGCAAACTGCTACTACGGGTAATGTCTGTGTCATGATTGCAAATGTATTAAATCGTATTACGTTTACCAAGATATTTTTGAAATATTTTTCATTATTTATGGTTAAATTAGTATGGTATTAGGTTAATCGTAACTATTCAATCCCTTCTTTCTTCAATAGCCTGAGAATATAGTCAACCCCTTTCTGAAACACGACGGTCTTGATGTTTATTTTGGTGTCTCCGTTCCTGTCTGTCCATCTTGTCTCCACCATCTTGAAATAACCATTGTCAATATGCGATTGATATGGATTGTTGTTGTGCATCAGGACCTTCTTATTCCTCAGGAACTCAAACAGATTGTTCCTTCCGAACCCTTTCTTATTTATCAGTTTGGCGACCTGCCCGAAGTCCAGTACATCCTTGCTTTCGGTGACTTCATCGTAGAAATCCACTTTAGGTTTGGCTTCATCGAGGAGTTTCTGTGCTTTTTCGGCACGTTCTTCGGCTTCGAGGGCGAGTAGCAGGATTTCCTTACGGGAGAGGTCTTTGGGGGTTATATACTTAGTCAAAGCGAGTCGTTCGCACTCAATGAAGTACTCTCTGATACGGTTCCCTTTTACCGATTGGGAGAGCATGGTGATTTTCTTGGCAAAGGACAGGCTTAGTGCGTAGTCCATTACATGGTTCCCCTCGACAACTATGTTGACCCCTACCCAATCATCTCCTTCAGAAGCGAACTGATTGTTGGTAATTGTCTGTTTGGCCCATCTTGCAAACTGGCCTTTGTGGTACTCCAGGTAATCATAGAGTTCCCTTGCGGACACGATCTGGCGTCCGTCTTTTTCCGTAATTTTTATTATTTCGTTCATAATGAAAGTGTTGTTATCCTATTGATCTTCAGGTTCACCCGTTTCGGTGAACGGGTATTTTGCATCATTCCGTCCCTTGATCTTGTGTTCCAATTGGGGCAATTTTTCCCTTAGAGCGGAGACTGCGAGCGGAGGTATCCTGTCAAACGTCCATCCATCGGTGCCTTTTTTGACCTCCCTGTTGAATTTTCTGAAGAATCCGACCCTTGAAATCCCGTAAGCCTCACCGCCTTCCTTGGTATTTATAAACCTGCCTATAGGTGTGACGTACCAGCCTTTGAATTTGGGGTGACGTTCGCCCAATTTGGAATCAGACATTCTTTTTTTTGTGATTTCAGGGTCAGATGGGTTTTCGCGTCTTTGCAGTTCGTTTTTAATCTGTACCGAGGAGTAATCCCCTTCAAAGGACCATCCTGGCGTAGCGTTCAGTATTTCCTTAGCGAACCTGGTACTGAAATAGACTCCCGACCATCCGTGGGCGTGGCCGGCACTTCTGACGCTGCTGAATTTCCCTAAAGGGGTGATGTAGTATCCCTTGAACCTGGGATGTCGTTCCCCGGTCTTGGCAAGCGACATTTTCTCTTTTTGCTCTTTAGACAGGGTTATCCCATGCGCCCAATGGTCCTGGCCGGACTTGTGAACTATGAGTCCCATACCGTGGGCATGGTCAATCTGCTCCTTCATTGTGGCCCATTCGAGATTCGACACCACGTTATTATGCTTTACTCCATCAATATGGTTGACGGTAGGTTTGCGGGTAGGGTTTTCAATCCAGGCGGTAGCGACGAACCGGTGCACGAACCAGGACATCCATTTCCCTGTGGAGTCCTTGAGTCTGCAGAACCGGTATCCTGTCTTATTGGTATGTACCTTGACAAACCCTTTCGTCCTATGAATTATCACCCCGTATTCAGAAACGAGATAGTCGGGATATCCTCTGACAACCCTGTATTGGGCGCCTTTGAAGGTTTCAATATTATCAGTCCTCAAAACACTCATACCCCACCACCCCCTTGTTCACTCTTTTCCCCTTCGCCAAGCGACGCCGCAACCATCCGACGCAACCGGGCGATCTCAGCATCCTTCACCTCACAGACCCTCTCCACGACAAACCCGATCCCCTCATCAAACAGAGGTCGCCCATTACTACTATAGTAACTGTTCGGATTCTTATAACCGAACGCCCTACTCAACTCAACCAGGGTGAAATACTCCTTGAAAATATTCCCCTTCCTCTTTTTTCCTTTCGTTCTCATGCCGCAAACATATATCAAATATTCCACTTCACCAAATTAGCCATAGTTTTTTTATTTTCATGCGGTGTTTACTATGCCAAAAACCTAATGCCCCTATTTTCAGCACCCCATCACCTCCCTTTTACGTCAGTACCCCGTCTTAACTTTAATCGCCTATAAACCACTTACTTAACCACACACCCCTTGTTTTTCTCACCCCAACTCCACTATATTTGTTGAATGTTAGAAATAGTTATGTCTGATACTTTGTTTAGTTGGAGTGAAGTGGTCACTATACAGAACGGGGTATGCAAGATCCCAAACGAAACCCGAAGTTACGGAAGCCACCCCCTCAATTACTTAACATAACTTACAATTAATATAACTATAAGCCATCATAATATTGATTATTCACCTAAAGCCAAAGCGATCCAATGACACATAAAGCACTGATAATGAGAGTACATAGTAGTTATTTTAGAAAGTTGGTAAATAGTAAACTGTAATTAAGTGTAGTTTGTTTAATGATTGAAATACAAAGGTAAACAAAAGCATAGTGAAGAATGAATAAACACGAAATGCAAAAACGCTCATATTTGGCACGTAATGAACGCAAATTGAATGAGGTATGTCATCAGTAGCCAATATCGTAAAATACCCGCAAAACGCACGAAATAAAGCAATTCTAATGTTTATTTATTTTCTTTATACTAATTACCATTTTAAACACATTGAATTATACTAAAATGAATAAGGCAAGATTGAATAAAATCGGTACTATGTAATGCAAGGTACTATATAATGGCGATTAAAAACAATGAGTGATAATATAATTGTTTCACCGGCTCCGCCCCCTTCGGGTTTTGTACCTGTTATTAGAAGACAAGGGCGCCCAAATAAGTTAAGGCCGTTTAGTAGGGAGGAAATGGATATTATTGGCCGGATTGAATTAGATGATCTATTTGGTTTTGATAGGCGCTTAGCGGATAGATTTAACAAAGAATTGACAAGACGTTTTAAAGTCTATTATGAGAATGAATTAAAGAAATCATTTTATGCTCAATCTGTTTTAATAGGCGTTTTACATGAAAGGATCATTAAAGCGCTTAACAATTCGGTGCGCTCCCCGCTTCGCGGACTTTCCAAATATCAGATAGATATGCTTTGTTTGGTTTATTCAATAAGCGAATTAATGCCAGGAGGGCTATTTACTAAACAGAATGTACGAAAGTCAGGTTTTTATAAATATGAGATAGAGGAAACTTTTGAAATGATTATTCAAAAGGGCTGGATTGAAGAATTGGACGCAAATAGAATATATGCCAGAACAAAGAAAGTTAAGCCAAAGAGCCGGAAACAGTCCCCACACTTCGCAATGACCAGACAAGGCAAAATAGCAATGAAGGACTATTTTGCAGCGTATGAAAAATTGCATAAGGATATAACTGGACATTTTTTAGTGCAGGATTTGGAGACAATTGACACCAAATTGAACAAGAAATAGTCATTTTTTAGGCTGTTTTATATCCATTCTATAAATTTATTTTAAAATTTAATCGGTTAATAATCAATTAACTAAGACAATTCTATAAAAATATTTCAGAATTTATTTGCAAATGTAATATATCGTATTACCTTTGTACCATGCAAACGACAAAACAATACACCGAAACAACAGAATCATCTTATAGATGCTCTTTATCATCAAAACAACATAAGTTATATAAAAAACTTTGTGATGATTATAATAATATAGGTATGTGGGCAATAGTGAGCTTTCAAACATATATTGAAAGCAAGATACAAACAGCCATTTCAAAAAACCATAAGAACGTATCAGATTTAATCGACGTTGCAAATTTTGCGCAAAATGACTTTTAACCAATAAACAAACAATTAATATTTAATACAATGACAAACAACAATTTAAACCCGCAAACAAACACTGATGAACAATTAATTTCAATCAGTGAAGACACAAACCTCATGAAAGCTCTTGCATTAATGCAATACAACGGGGAGGACTTTTTTATCATCGACGGCAAAGCCTACGAAGGAACAGAGGAGGACGCAAGAAAACAAGCGCACATAGAGCTTGAAGAAGGTGAAGAAATAGACTTTATTATATGGTGCGAAAATAACCTTTCAGAAGTTGAGCCAACCGACGACGACGGCGAAAAAGACAACTATATGGTACTGACAGACGACGAGGCAAATGAAAAAACAGCCGAATACATTAAAGATTCACTTTGGGCGTTTAATGCTTCATTTATTATTGAAAATTCAAAATTACCATACGAGGCAAAGGAAATGATCGAGTCATTCCAGCGCGAAAAGTGCGAAAGCGCAAATGATACCATTGAAGCCCTTATAGAAGATATGGACGAATTTATCGAGGCAGCCATAAGCGCCGACGGACGCGGCCATTTTATAAACAGTTACGACGGCAACGAAGACGAAGAACGTATTTCTTTACATGGTATCAACGAATCAATAAACCAAACATTCTATATTTATAGGATCAACTAAAAACCTTTTGTTTGTTTGTTAGGGGGAAGGCTTAACAGCACCCCCGCAAACCGACAACCAACTAAACAATAACCTTTTTAAACAATACAAACAGATGAAACAAGTAATTATTAACACTTACAAATTCAACGAATTAAGTGAAGACGCGCAGGCAAAAGCAATTGACGAATTAAGAGACATAAACACAGAACATGAATGGTGGGATAATATGTATGATGACGCGGAGAATGTAGGCTTAAAAATCACGTCTTTTGACCTTGACAGAAACAGACACGCAGACGGCAAATTTATTGAGAGTGCCGAACATTGCGCCAATAAGATAATAGCAGATCATGGCGATATGTGCGAAACATACAAAACAGCAGAAAATTACCTTTCAGAACGCGACAGCCTTATAGATACGTGGGAGAGAGATGATGACGGAGAATTTATCAATGAGGGAGATATGGATGACAAACTAAATGAATTGGACGATGATTTTTTAGTGGATATTTTAGAGGATTATTCTATTTTACTGCAAAATGAGTATGAATACAGATGCACAGATGAAGCAGTAATAGAAACGATTGACGCGAATGAGTATGATTTTTTGGAAAGTGGCAAAATATTTAATTTCTAACCCTATGACACACACAGCCAAAACCCTGCACACCAAAATAAACAGACGCGGAACCATACAACAAGAAACCGCCTATCTGAAAGCAGAAAACAAGGTATTAACACGATCCGAGCGCGGAGACTGGAAACACTTTGAACAACGATTGATAAGAAACGGATTTAATCTATAACACCATGCAAACAATCACAATTTACCCCCACGATTATAAAGGTTATCAGGTTAGGCGAAACGGTTTTACCTGGATTGGAACGGCAGCCGGCAAAGTAAAGGCAGCTCCCTCAATTGATAGGCTTTATGAACTGATCGACAAAGCGAAATAAACAATATTATGCAAAAAGCACTTTTAAATGTTCAGGTATCAATGAACACCACACCCCCGCAAAGAATAGTTAATATTATTCTTAAGCCCACAAATCTCACAAGAATACAGAAATTGCAATTTGAGGGAGGAATTAAACATTTCGAGATTGATATATATGATGATAAGGTCAACAATGAGATAAAGCAGATCAATGACGATTATCAGCAATTGAAAGCATTTATCAAATTTCATTCAAACTGACATATTGCTAAAAGCGGAAACATTAAACAAAATAAATACAATGAAATACTTATTAATTTCTATTAATAGAAACCCTTTAAATGGTGGAATAATGCCCGAAAATGTAGCAGTAATAAAACACAAACGACACGACGAGCATTTTGATAAGCCAAACCACTCAAAGGTATGGAATGCGCTAAACAACCATTTTAAAAGCGGAATTTCATTAGGGCAATTTCGCAAGGTTAAAAATGAAAGCGGTAATTTGTCCTATAAGGTTAATTTCCAAACCGGAGTATGGGAAAGCGAACCGAAGGAAAGAAAACACAAACTGACTGCATTTATAACTGAAATAGAACTATATTAATCATTGCAAAAAGCATTTTTAACATTAAACAAATTTTAAATAAATAATAAATATTATGGGTACAAGAAGCACAACCAAGTTTTTTGACGGAGAACATTGTGTATGTTCAATCTATCAACAGTATGACGGCTACATTTCAGGAGTAGGACACGATCTTGCAAATTGGCTAAAGGACAAAAAAATAGTCAACGGGTATAATTCTGAAATGACTATGGAAAGCGGATTTGCAAACGGGATGGGCTGTCTTGCCGCCCAATATGTAGCATCACAGAAAGCCAAGATAGGGGGATTCTATATGACCACCCCCGACGACATTCAGGGATATGATTACGAAGTAAGGTTTGTTGACGGCAAAATTCAAATCAAAGTCGATAAATTTGTTGGAACGCCTGAAGAATTGCTTGTGTATGACGAAAGCGACGGCGAAGATTAACCATAAAGTTTACCTGATGAGATTTAAGTAATCGAAACCCCGAAAGGGGTAGTAAACAAATTTTAAATAACAATACAAATGAAACATTTTATTCTAACAGAAGAATACAGAGAATCTGACACAGGAAGTGTCGGAATTATCGCCCACGACGAACAAAACCCTAATAATTCATTAGAACTTATCAAACAAGCAATTTCAGAGCATTATGATGCCAACAACGTCGAATTTGACGAAAAGGAAGCGTTAATTGTCTTAAATGATTGGTTAGCCACTTTAAATGTCAAATTTATAAATGATGGGGAAGAAGAAACAAGAGATATTTGCTTTGAGCGAATGGCTATCTATGGAGAAAGTGAACCAAAACCAAATGCAGGTTTTGCCTATGACGAGTATTTATTGGCAATGATATTATCTAATACATTTGATGAATTTAGAGATTTACCTTATGATGAACAATTTGACAGATTAAGAGGCATATATGCAGCCTTTGTAAAAAGCGGATATGATAAGACAGAAAAGCCATTACATGAGTGTATTGATGATTGGTTGCACACATCCCCCGATATATTTGAAATTTCAACCTACACAGGAGTAAAACCCGAACGAATTGCCCCAAAGGAAAAAAGGGTGTATTTGATAGATATTGAAGAAGGCGAAGATGTACACCCTAATGACATTGAAGGATTGAGTGACGAAGATTTCATGGATAAAGCGGAGGAACAAGGCAACGTATGGAGTTTGGATGGTTTTGTATCATCTATGAATGGTAACGGATTGGCAGATGTGATATTGCCTATAGGATTGGGAGGAAATTCAATAATCAGAATAATCTAAACACCCCATGACCTACATAAGAGTACATATCGCACCAGGAACATACGTTTCGTTCCTAAAGTCAAAGCCCATTGATGACCTTGTTCTGGAGACGCAAAGATTCTTCAGGCACATCAAACGCCTCGCGGATCCTCCCGACACAATTCCGGATGAAAGGCTGCTATCTTATGCCCGACATACGTTGATTGGATTAAAGCGGAGGTATGAGGGACTTGATTCATTGGCAAAAGCACTCAAGGGAGATACCGAAAGCGTATATTTGTCATATAGGAATTACGTTGAGAAACATTTGAACAATCTGAACTAATGGCACTACTAATAGACTCAATAGCCCTTTTATGCTTTGTGGGGATGATATGGTACGGACACCATATAGGCAAAAGCGAAAACCAGAAAAACAACTTTAAACCATAATTTACTTTGCACCTATGAATAATAAAGAAATAGCAGAAAGACTTAAAACCGCCTTAGATGGCAGGGATTATACCATTGAGCAACTTGTTCAGTTTATTGAAACTAAATGTAAATTTCACTCGGAAGGATTGGACGCTGATGATTACGATGAATTTATGTACATGGAGGATAGTTTTAATAGTGTAAGTAATTTCAGAAAAAGAGACAACAACGGGAAACCAATTATTTAAACCATGCTAATAAAAGACACCATGAATAAAACATTTAAACAACTGCTCATTGAACTGAATGCGTGCTATGACGCAAAGGTATGGGCTAAAGACATGACCATTGAAAAAGTGGTAGAGACCTGTCATAGGGGTGATTGGCTTCTATGGTTGGCTAAAAAAGTGGGTATGGATATTCGCAAACTTACACTTGCCAAAGGTCATTGTGCTGCAACGGTGCTTCATCTTATGAAGGATGAAAGAAGTAGAAAAGCGGTTGAGATTGCCATTAAGTATGGTAATAATGAATGTAGTGATAGTGATTTAATGGCTGCTGCTTATGCTGCTGCTTATGCTGCTTATGCTTATGCTGCTTATGCTGCTGCTGCTGCTGCTGATGCTGCTTATGATGCTGCTGATGCTGCTGATGCTGCTGCTGCTGCTGCTTATGCTGATGCTGCTGATGCTGCTGCTGCTGCTGCTTATGCTGATGCTGCTGATGCTGCTGCTGCTGCTGCTTATGCTGATGCTGCTGATGCTGCTG